GCTAGCATATTTTTATTTGATCCCAAGCCCGCTTCAGTTTTTCTAATAATCCGCCTTAAAAATAAATTTTATTATTTTCTTATTTTCTGGATTTCGCTATTGTCTTTTGTCGATACTTTGTTATAATTCATGGTAGGAACGTGCAAACCTTACGCTATCGCGTTGGGATACTTCGTTTTTCACCGCGTATTATTTTTACTAATTCTATTTTGTCTCTTTTGTGTTTTTCGTTTCTTTTGTCTTTTGTGTACTTCGTTTTTCGTTAGGCTATCAATGGACCCACAATTCCGAATAATCCGTATCCCCAAAATTGTAATCCGTCACCCGTCAAACTATTTATTTGATGGGGATCGATACGATTTTCTTGGTTGCATCCTACTCGAACTAGGTTTCACTATTCCAGAGAAAACCAAGTTCCCCAGTCAAACCAAGAAACTGTACCACCCGTTTACAGTTCAACATCGTAGAACAATCCTCGATTCTTCTCTCACTCTACAAATCCTACGTCTGCTAGAAGTCACACCCCAGAAAGATGTGGTCGTCCCACTCAATGCCCTTCTAGCCCCACACCGTATCGTCGTCGAACTCGTTTAGGAATCTATCATGCCTTCATCGTCAGTACCAAAAAGCATTGTTACGATTCAAGTCGATATTTCAATGCCTACAGTCCTTACTGAAAACAAGCAAGAGCTTACCAAGTATATTATTGGGAGCTTAAAGTCAGGACTGGCAACAATACAACCAAACCACTTATTTACGTCCGATCCAGTAATTCGATTCAAAAACACCATCGTAGGCGATCCAGTCATAGTCGAAGTACGACCCTCTCCAGAAAGTTACCAAGTCGGACAACTTGTCGAAACCGTCTTAGGTGTCGGAACAATCAAAGAAATCAGAGGCATGTACAAAACACCACTAGTGTTTGAAGTTGAAATTGGAAAGAGTCGTGACGTTTTTGGTCCCGAAGAAATTAGTCCTTACACTCCACCCAACTCTCATGGTCCACAGAATCCGTAAAATCCGTTGTAAGTATCTCGTTGACAATCACCACCACTCTTCTCGAAAGGAACCCATGCAATATGGAACAACTAAACCCTCTACCGCCTCCCTCCCCAGGAAATTCACCGGCCAACTCCGAGGGGGAGTCTCAGGATGCGATCTTTCAGAACTCATTCGAATACAACCAGTTGACCATCCAGAACAAGACTCAACTAGATTTTATCCTGATTCGTCAGAAGGATAACATTCTAAAAGAAATCAACTTCGGTAATCCTTCCGTAGCAATGGCTAAACTCAAACTCGTCAAAGAACTTTGGGAAAACACCGAGTATCTTTACAAGTACTCAGAACTCCTCACCAAACTCGAACACAAACTTAAGTCACGACTCTCATGAAAACTCTCATTATCTACAACAACCTTATCGAACCTTTGCAATTTCTTCTTGTCGAAGGTGACTACTCAAGATTCAACGGTATTTGCATTGGTTCGGGTTACGCAAACGATACAGTGAAAGAATTTGCGGCTTGGTGTTGGGATGAAAACGGAACCCTGAACCACACCGACTGGACTCAAGACACCGCTATCCTTGAAGCCAAGCAATTCGACAAAGTCGCAGTTGTCACCTTTCTATCCTAACACCCCCAGGAAACTCTCACTCATGGCTAACGTAGAACGTCTCCAACAACTGTTAAAAACAGTTACTGCCTTTTCAGACAACTTTAACTACCGATGTACTCTAGCTATTATACCCCACTGTCCGGTAGGACCAAAATCAAAGTACCACAAAGATGCTAGCTGGACTGGTCCAACAACTTCAAATTTTGAAACAGCTTTGAAGTTGTTGATACAAGACAATACAATTCACACCTGCGGTTCTTGTGGCTGCATGATCGGTTTCACAAATGCATTATTGCTTGAATCCTGCAAAGTCGCCTCGTTCGACGGTGAGTACGACGAAGTCGAATCAGCTAAAAACTGGCTAGACTTAACCAGTGCTGAACGAGAATTTCTGTTCTATCCCAATAACTTTGTAACACTTTGTGCTCCGCATAACTATCTCTCTGAATTTTCGATCGACGAAAACTTTCCAGGATGGGAACACTGTACACACGAAGTAGGTCTAAAAGAAGGCTTACGTCGACTCCAGTTTTTAATCGACTACCACTCTAACCCACAAAACCCACAGTAACTCTCATGGAATCCCTCAACATTGGTCCTTGTCCTGCTGACGAAATAGCAGCAGACCTCAAAAGTCCACACTACCGTACTTTGTGCAAACTAGAACTCAGTTTGTTCAAACAACAACTACTCGAAGAAATCTTACTCAAGTGGCCCGAAGAAGGTTGTCTTGTTAGATTCAAAACCACTTCCAACCCTCACGACTTCGGTACATACCACGAAATCGACGTAATGTACGACTACTCAGTAAATCCTGTTTCTCGTGACCAAGCCTTCTACTGTGAAGGTGAATCCAACACTACTTGGACGGACGAACGTCGTACAACCATCAACAATCTTCGTGAATCTCTCGGCCTCGAACCTTTACTCAAACCTGAAAAAGATCCAGCATGAGCTACATGACTCTCACCCGTATCAGCTTCACAGGTACAGACGACGGTGTTGTTTGTAGGGAAACATACTTTAGAGCCCCTTTCAAAGTTTCGTCTCTGGGTATTGTTCTCGAAAAAATGCCCGAATACTTAAAGTATAATGAGTCTTACCGTCCACCTCAACTTGAAGTCTGCAACGTCCTTGCCGATTCACCCCAAACCCTTCAACGTACCACGTACTTGTCAGCATACGACTTGCTAACCGAACTACCAGGAAAGCTGGTAATACTCAACGGTATCAACGTCCCCAGGAAACTCCAGCGATTTCCACCAACCACTGTGTACGAAGCTACTCAAGTATATCGTACCCAGACTGGTGAATGGAGACTTGTCTGTGAACGATTCCAAGCCAGAAACCCAGGATCGGTAGTAGTACCAGTGACTTGCCTACTCCTACTTCAAACTCCAATTCCACTTACCCCGTCCAGCTCCCTCTAACCAACTCTCAAACCATGATTACCATCAAAAATGCTGCTGACGTTCATAACTTTCTCGAAATCGTCCAAGTGTTTATCGATTACAAAAATCGACACAAATTTGAACTCGACACCTACCTAGATAAGATAACTGAGCTTGAAAAAGAGCTAGACACTGAACGATCTGTCAAAGAACACCTAGGTGAACAGAAAGCACATCGTCATGAAATAGCAGAAGCTAACAAAATTATTGACGACCTTCGCACAGAACTTCGAGAAATCGCCAGTAGAAACGTCTCCCTTCAAAATTCTCTTGAAGCCTATCTAATGCAGGAATCAGAACGCCAACCGGAATCCCTTGCTTTACATCCAAAAAAGAAACCGTATGACAAGTCGTAACCAACACACTCAGTCCCTTCTAACCCACCCTCAAACTCATGACTCTCTCATTTATTTACGTCTCACCACAAATGTTTCCTACCATCGCAGGCATCGCAATCATTGCAGCCGTCACCTACATGCTCGGACTATACAGCGGAGCATACATGTTCCCTATGATAGCTCCAGAACCCTGTCCTGGACTCACCCCAGAAGAAAAGAAGTTGATAGCAGAACTGCATGAAATGATTTATGCAGAATACTCAGCCAACTTGTTCGAAAAACAATGCAACGACGACATCGAAGCCTACCTTGATTCTTTAGACGAAGAATCCACAATACCCGACAACGGGCATTCAGCTCATTGCGTAGCTGGTATTGACGTTCAAAAGTCAGGCATTCACTGGATGTCCGGTACATGTATGTACCCCGAAAACACACGATGGACTATACGTTGGGAACCACGGACTCGTGGTGGATTCGAGTACGCTATAACCAATTTTGTAGAACACACAGCCTATCCTTATCGAGGGTATGTCATTGTAGAGGGAGAACAACGAAAGCATACTTGGGACCCTTCTGGTCGAATAATCAACGATATATATGAGTCAAAATACGATCTCATTCCAGTTAAAGAGGACCATAATGCTTGATTTTCTCGACTGGGTTATCGTCTACATCGAACTTCCCGCAATACTCCTAGTCCTAGTTCCACTAGGATACACCATGTACAAGGACTTGTCATGAACAAAATGTTCTCTTACGAATCCCTTTATGTCAGCGAAACCGTCCCAGGATTAGTAGTATTTAAGAAAGGTAAACTACTCCGAAGCATGTTTCCTTACAAACGGGGAACCACGTTTGACGTCCTTGAGTTCGACCCTCTCAACGAAAGAATGGTTGTGACCCGTGGAACCAAAACCACGACTCACAGAATTCAAACTTCCACTTTCAAGTTAGTTACACCCTACTCCAACGAATAACTCTCATGCCAAACTTACTAATCAATGCCGGACCAGGTTGTGGTAAAACTTCCACAATCGTTGATGCTTACATCTACTACCGAACCACCAAACCAGAACTATGGCTACAAAAGTTCCGTCACACAGAAGAACAAGCCGCAGTCTACAACTGGTGCAGGGAGTCTCTCCCCAGGAAAGAAAACGGTGAGCCGTTGCCTGCCATTTATTTGGCCTACAACAACACTACTGTTGACGATCTCAAGAATCGTATCCATTCAGAGTCAGAAGTCAAGACTCACCACGGTTGGGGGTACAAGGTACTGCAACGAGCAATCGGGTACGTTCCTCTCAACAAAAAGGATTATACTGACCGTTTGATCGAAACTGTCACTGGACGTACCCTTTCTAGTGACAAAAACAGGTTTTCTTGGATCACTTCCTTCCGTTTTGTAGAAAAACTGCAAGAAGAATTGCTCGAAGTGACCGAAGAAAACATGTATTTGATGCAAGCCAAATACAGTGATCTTGCTCCGTACAAGATTCATCCAGACATTTGTCAGCAAGCATCCGAGATTATTCGGGCTATGAAGTCCGCAAATCACCGTCAATTGGGCATAAGTCATATGCTCCAAGTGTGGTTAGCCCTGTTTATGTTACCAAAACCCTTGTACGAAATCGGTTTTGTAGACGAATGCCAGGATTTAAGCCCAGCTAGACTGGCTTTGTCCTTCAAACTGTGTCGTAACCTGGTTTTTGTGGGTGACACTAACCAAGCTATCAATGCTTGGACTGGTGCAGACCCAGAATCAATCAGCAAGATCGCAGAACACTGTTCTACACAACTTCCTTTGCGACTTTCGTTCAGATTACCACCAAACATGGCCCAAACAGCCAACACAATCTGCCCGTCAGCACAAATTCGCACCCTTCCCGACCGCACCCCAGGAATTGTAGGCAAAGTTCGAGCAGAAAACATCGTTGAATGGAGTCGATCTATGGTCGAAAACAGCCCAATGATTATCTGTAGATACAATGCTCCGTTGATGAAACTGGCACTACAGCTGGTCAAAAACCAAATTCCTTGTAGAACTTTGGGTGATTCACTGGCAAAATCTTTGATTTCTACAGTACAAAACCGTAGAGCCAAGAATATCGACGATCTTCTACTCAAACTTGCTAGTTACGAAGAACTTTGCCTTCGTGCTGGCAGTCCAATGGCAAAACAAGCTACAGCCGATCGTTTTGACTGTATCCGCCATATCCTCAAAGACTGTAACAGTATTGAAGAGTTCGAACCACTGGTACAATCCCTACTCAAACCCCCAAAAGGTATAAAACACATCACTTTGTGTACTATTCACAAAGCAAAAGGACTGGAAGCCGACATTATTGGCATCCTAAATCCACCAGTTCCGTCAGAAAGAGCAAAGACTGACATCGAAATCAAGCAAGAAATCAACATTGATTTTGTTGCACACACCCGTACCAAACGAGACCTTTACTACATTTACGCAGAGTAACCCATGACCAACGAACAACACCCTTTTGATGCCCGACACCCTCTCGACGACCTGATGCACATCCCTCTCACCAAGGATCAAGCCCAAGAAGCTGTCAAAATTGAGTTTCTTGAGCTACAAGAACACTTTGGTCAAAAATTTGCTCAACAACTCTACCTCACAGTGTTGATGAACAGCTATGTTGACCGAAAATTCAGTTCAGAAGAATACGCAGTTCTTCAAAACGAACGTATGACCAAACTTGCAACAATTTTAGAAGCTTTGTTGCAAATTTTCAAGAATAACCCACAAAGTTTCACCGGAAACGCAGAAGTACTACAAGTTTTTCTACCAGGAACAAATGCACGTGGAGCCCGCCTGAATCTAATCTATAACGACATTGAGTCGATTATAGGTGTAACCACAGAATCAATTCGATTGTCCTTATAACCTTCTTTTTCTTTCACTCTCACTCTCACACAAACAACTATGCAAACTACTCTCTACAAACTGAACAACTTCAACGACGTTACTTGGTGGACAGCCACCGTTAACAACAACATACTCACTGTTACTTGGGGCCGATGCAGCAAGACTTCTACCGAAGTATCCCAACACGGTGAACAAGTCATCGAAGTCCTTCCAGAAAAAGCGGTCGACGAATATCACAGTCGTATTCGTCACCAAAAAGATCGTAAAGGTTTCACCGAAACGATTCCGACAGCTTCACCCGACCTACCCATGTTGGCTCAAGAATACAAGGGTAATGTCAAGTTCGACAAAGTTGCTTTGCAACCCAAACTCGACGGCATTCGATGTATCATGTCCCGTGAAGGACTATTGTCTCGACGAAACTTGTACTTCATGTCCTGTCCTCATATCGAGTTGTACATATCCAAACTACCGGAAGGCATCAAGCTCGACGGGGAACTAATCATTCCCAACACTCCCCTGAACACAATCGAGTCATACGTCATGCGTAGTCGTCCAGACTATGCTGTATGCAAAGAAATCGAGTACCACGTATTCGACATCATCGACACCGAAGCTCCATTCGAAGCCCGTGTACTCGAAGCAGAACGACTTGTCTTCGAACTCGAAGAAGTCTACATTCGTTGGAGAACCGACCCAAAGTCTACCTTCAAGAATCTACCTTACTTCTCACACAAGTGTCCATTTAAGATGGTACACACTGTCTTACACGACACTCCCCCAGGAGAAGAAGAACTACGAGAGCAGTTTGACACTTATCGAGCTGCCGGTTACGAAGGTATGATGATTCGTAACAGCAATGCTCCCTACGAAGTCAACAAACGATCAACGTCGTTACTCAAGATGAAAGCATTCGTAGATAACGAATTTCTCATCGTCGACGTCATCCCAGGAACAAACAAGCAAGGTGTGTTTGTTTGTGAAACAAGTTCCGGCAAAGAATTCAAGTGTTCTTTCAAGGGAACTCATGCCAAACGTCAGCAAATACTCACCTACAAAGACACTTACATCGGTCAGTACCTCAAAGTCGAATTTGAAGGTTACTCCGAATACGGTGTACCACGTTGTCCGGTAGGCATCCACTACTTCCGCAAAGAAAACTGTGACAAACCCGTAGGAGAAACAACAGATGCCCGCTCCAACCCCTAAGTTCCATATGACTTACAAAGAACTGCTACATTTGCTTTCTTTGCTGGACGACCAAGAACTGGATCAAGAAGTTTACCTGCACGAACACAAGTCAGGTGAAGCTATCGGTGTCGAAAGTTTACACAAAACTTACGAACCCAAAAACTACAAATCAAACATCCCAACAGTCACACTTTCAGGAACAAAACTATGACCGAACTTCGACAACTAGACTGGTGGGAAACCATCAAACCAACAGACCACTTTAGGCATTGTCACCTAATGTGTGAATTTCACCAAGTATGTAACTCGGGCGGTTGGACGGTAGACCAAGCATTTTACTTCTACAAAGAATTAGGTATAACCATCCTATTCTTTCGACCAACCACTTCCTAACTCTCACCCCAGGAAATTCCCTCATGACTCGAAACCCACTAGAACGAGTTCTTTACTCCCATATTGACGATGCTGTTCATATAGCAGCTCAATTGTCAACTCTTCGTTACAACCATCCGTGGATCAACGAAATCGCAGACTTACCTGGATTTCCAGTTTCACCAGAGAACACCAACATCAACATTCGTACAGACAATTACGTTCTGATTACGGATCAGATGCAAAAAGCTCTGACTCTTTTGATGGAAGCAAGGAAGTGTCTGCTACTCCTGGGTGTACAAGGACTCGTATTTTCAGAAGAACGACCTTATGAGAAAAAAGTACCGACCGACCCAGAAGATGTACGATTCGAACTTTGAAGAGTTGTTTCATCAACTTTGGAAACAACACTCAACCTATCCTATTGTTCATCATCACACCGTGCATTTGTCTCGGGAATGGGAACTAGACTTCTGTTTTCCAACCGAACGGGTTGCAATAGAACTTCAAGGATACGGAACAGGTCATTTATCATACAAGGGTATGCAACGTGACTACAACAAACACAACGACCTAATCCTTTCAGGATGGATACTTCTTTACTTTATGTCAGCGGACCTAAAAGATGAACCAGAACGAACAATCACTACCATTAAGCGGGTTATCGAACGAGTTAACCCAGCAATCCGAAAGTTTGATTTTACCTCGATCAAACGACCAGAACATCAACCCGGTAATCTTGCTGAAGCAGCGAGAAGGCTCCTCAATAAAAAGACTAATCGACCGTAACAGTTCTGGTTCTTTCAAGAACTACTGCGACAAGATTGGTTTCACTCCACCCAACTTTCATGCAATCCTCTCAGGAACACGACCATGCAGCCTGGAAAAACTGAATCACATTCTGTCGGGAATTCGGTACCACGCTACCATTTCAACAACTATTGTCATTCAGGCCATGCCGACTGGTCCGGATGCCGAAAATGCGGCCTCTCTGTTGGACGAAGATACGTCGCCCTTCGACGAGACGGGACTCACCTTTTTGGAGGAACCAACCCAATCCGACTTCTCTTCATCGGAGAAGGACCAGAACTCGTCGATACTTTCACAGGACGACCTTTTACAGGAATTTCAGGACGATTAGTCGATGGGCTTCTTGCCCAAACCAGACACAGTATTCAATACTGTATGACAAACCTCGTAGGTTGTATGACCAGAGACATAGTCAAGTTACACGGTCCAGACGGTAAAGAAATTTACTGTGCAGACCAAGACGAGGCTACCGAAGCTATCAAAACTGATGGAGCAACGATCGAAGCACTCAACTACGGTCGATCCCCCAGCAGAGCCGAAGCAGCAATTTGTTCTCCTCATATTGACGAACTGATTGCTTCGTTCAAACCCAAAGGTGTTGTATATCTAGGCTTGCTACCTATGGCATACTACCGCAGTTCACTTCCATACATCAAACTGTTTGGTGTTTCCACTACCAAATTCATGAAACAAGAGTACAAGCTACTCGAAGTAAAACGTGAAGCTCGCAAACTCCTCGAATTCATTAAGGAACTCTCACCGTGTTTTTCGTAAAAATTACCACCATCGAAAACCTCGATTTTGTACTCAATCTTGAACGTGTTACACTTTTGAGTAAAACCACTCGTATTGTCGACGGTATTACCAAAGATTTTACTTCCGTTCACTACGATATGGGTGAAGGAACAGTGACGACATTCACAGTCGACTGCACCCTCGACCAATTCCTCGACTACATTCAATATGTATTTAACTGCCCAGGAAACCCACACACCCTACTCAACCACTTACTGACAAAGCGACCACCAAATGAGTGGAAAGTCGGAGACACAGTAAGAGTAACAGACCCGTGTCATCCATGTCACCGTGAACTTGGTACTCTTTTAGAAAAAACAGACTATCCTTGGGTAGTTCAAAGTCACAAAAGAGCAGACTCAGTTCACTACCTAGCATCAGACCAACTCGAATTTGTTCATCCATCCACCCAGAAAGCAAATTCATGAGCCATCAACCAAAATATTCTGAAAAAGAACGGAAAGAACTAGAGGCCGAAGGAAACTACTGTTCTGAAAATGGTATGATTGGTTCTCTTGATCTAGGTCCATGCCCTACTTGTTACGGAACAGGTTTCTATTACGATGATTGGCGACACAAGTTAGTGCGATGCGAAAACTCTGTTAGAAAAGAACAGGAAGCAAAGAATTCTCAAAAACAACTCCACACACCCCAGGAACCAAACTCATGCAATGGAAATGGAAAGGCCCAGTCGACGGGGGAATAACCCAGTCGCTACTTGGCAAATATCTACAAGACCCGTTCAGTTTTGTCTTGTATTACGGTTGCGGTCTGGAAGAACCAGCACCAGTCAACCAAAATCTAATTTGGGGTAACGAGTTTCACTTACTGTTGGAACTCACCCTACCTTACCCACTACTCTACAACAATCTCTCACAGGAAAACTATGACGATCTACGACAACAGCTCGTCTATCTTGAAGAAGGTTATGCTCACGTTGAAGCAAACACACTCCATTCTGTAATGGAAATGATGAAGTTGTACAACGACAGCTACAAACTTTCTTACGAAATCGAGACCGAAAAACAATTCAAGTTCGAGTACAACACCAAAAATCATCGAGTCTCCCTCATGGGTAAGATCGACGGTATTGGTACTCCTCGAACTCCATTTAACCCAGGAGGCTATCCGTTTAGTCCTGATTTACCAGTCCTCATAGAACACAAATGTAAAGGATACCACGACAGACTACAACACCGCCAGGAAATTCACACTGACTTGCAGTTAAACGTGTATCTGCATGCAATGCAAGTGCTAGGCAAGACTACAGACCATGTGATTTACGACATCATTCGTATTCCAGAAGTCCAGTTTGGTTGTCCAGGTCGTAACATCGGAGAACGTATTCCTTACTACATCAACCGAATCTACAACACTTGTACTCCTTACAAAGATTATCCAGTGTCCAAGAACAAGTTCATGTGGTTAGACCAACACTGTTTCTCCCACCCAGAAGAACTCGTGACTGAGTTTCGCAAGGTTACTCTCGATCCAATCATCGACGGTCTTTGCTACATGTACGAGTATACCCTCTCAGACAGTTTTGATCCATTCAATCCTGACTGTTACAACCACTTGTTCCATCGTCGTCCACTTCGATTGTTTGACCCAGCTCGTACTGACAAGTTCAAGAAAGACTACTATCAGTATCTTACTGGAGCTTTACCACTCGAATCCCTTGTTCCAGTCCCTCACCTGTTCAAAGAACTCCACGGAGAAAACTAATGAAAATTTGTCCTCGTACCAACCCATACCACAACTTCGTTCGTACCACGTTCGCAGCCAGTCAATTCACCGACCCAGAACATATCGTTCGTGACGACTTCAACCACTGTACTCTCGGGATCGCCGGAGAAACACTGGAATGGGCTGAAGCCAGACTTGACTATCTATTTTCTGAAGACAATCGAGAAGCAGCTCGAACAGCATACATCAAAGAACTGGGAGACCTTTGCTACTACGTCGCCATGTTGGAAAACACCATGGACAAGTACGTTGCAACAACTCCAGAAGAAAATCTTGCGGTGCCTATCGATGTACTATACAGGTCAGAATCTTTTTCAAAGTGGCAAACTGACGGATACGGTTTACAGGATGTTTCGTTAACTGAATTTGAACTCATTCCACCCCCAGAACTGTTTGGGTGTGATGAAAAGCAACTCATTGCTTTGCTGACCAAACAAGGTCCAGCTAACCATCCGTACACGTTGATCTTTGAGCGTGCTTTGAACGAAAAACACGGAGACTACTTGTCTGCCGAATCCCTCGACAAACGTATGCAACTGGCTGTCATGGAAATCTCGGTTGTAATGCTGTGTAACGAGTACATCGAGTTACTTCCTACGTACAAGAATTACGAAACCATCGACTTTCCACAGTACGTTGAAGGTTTCCTGGATTACGTCAAACGTGTGTTGTACTACCGTACCGCAGACTGGTCCCTACTCCCTATCTACATTCGTGGATTCTGGGCATTCATCACTGTGTTTGCTACTGTTGACCTCGACTTGACTCTCCAAGACATTCTCAACGCAAACGAAGCCAAACTTCGTAAACGATACCCAACCGGCACCTTTACCCCAGAAGATGCCACCCGAAAAGCAGACAACAATTCGTAGTCTGTCCGTCCCTCTTGTTTTAGGAGAATTATTTTGTCCCGTGGTTTATCAGGTGTTATTTATGGTCGTGAAGGTATGGGTAAAACCAGCCTTGCACTCCAGTTTCCCGGTCCAGTCCATTGCATGTCAGTGGGTGAAACCGGCTATCAAGACCTTGAAATGGTCAACCAAGTTCCAGAAAATTCGGTGAATTACGTCATCGACAATTTCGAGCAACTTGTTTCGGCTGTAGGCAAAGTCGTGAAAGGTACTGTTGTTATCGACAGCACCAAAGGTTTGCAAAACAAAATCTTTGATTACGTTCTACGTATGTACTACCAGAACAACAGCAAAGATTTTCACGCATACTCGTCTGGTGTTCGTAAAGAATCACCACAAGTGTTGCAACAATTCCTTGATGCTTGTTCAACCAAGGTCAATCAAGGAGTTAACGTTATTTTGATTGGTCACGTAGGCACAATCCCATTACCCAATACGATGGGTGCAGACGTTTTGTGTCACGTAATCAATATGGAAGATGGCGACAAAGGTCTTGGTATGAGAAGCACTCTCACAGCCTGGGCTGGATTCATCTTCTTTCTCAACCTCGACGTAGCTATCAATCGTGTGACCGAAAAAGCATCCGGTTTAGCTATGGAAGGGAAAGCTGTTGAATCGAACAATCGTCTTATATACACGACTCTTTCGACAGCACACCAAGCCAAAAATCGGTGGAGTATGCCACCAGTAATTCCTATGGGGCAATCACCCCAGGAAGCCTGGACCAACCTCTTCAAACATTTTCCTGAGGCATACAAGAAAGGAGCCTAGTCTCAGTTGTTCTCTCACAAGTCAGGCTAACAGTTAGTCTTGACTCAACATTTTGTGTTTCAAATTAAGAAAGTATTTTCAAATGAAAAAGTCAGCAGTATCTCAAGAATTCATGTCCTTCCTTGGCCGTAACGCTAACGCAATCGAGCAGGCCAAGACAGCAGAATCCCGATTGTCCAACGTCCCTGTTCCCTTGGGAGCCAGCGGTACTTGCATCGTGACCGGCTTCTCGTTTAACAGCACCAAAGACAAGCTGCAAGCCGACGGTACTACCAAAGTAGGTACACCGTTCTGCGAAATGGTGTTGCCAATCGTCGATCATCCAGATCACCAAGGCAAGACCTTGAAGAAGCTGTGGTGGTTTGGTGACTCAGCAAAGATGACTTCTGCTCAACGGTTCGAAATGTTCTTGAACGACATGGAGAAACTCGGTCTCCCCAGGGAAATCCGATCAGGACACCAATCTGTTAGCGAGATTGGCGACTACTTCTTGACCAAAGAAGGTCTTGCATTTCACTGGTCCATCTATGCCGATCAATACGGTGAAGATGGTAAGTCGATTCGACTGTCCACTATGGACACTGTGATCGAAGCCAACGACAGCGTCATGCCACCGATGGGAATGCCTGCTCCTGCACCCGTTGCAACACCTGTTGCAGCACCAACCCCGACTGCACCCCCAGCCGGATTGCCAGCAGTTGGAGCTGAGGTCAAGTATCTCGAACAGTCTTGGAAAGTCGTTGACGTCTTTGCTGGATCAGGAAAGATTCAGATCAAAGGCATCGACAATCCTGCCAACGAGAAAGTTATCTTGGCTTCTAACCTAGATAGCTAAGTGTCTACTTCGTACGAAACTTACCTATCACTGGACTCATAAATTACTCTTTTGTTCGTAATTTATGAATCTCAGGACTCGTAGCCTCTACCTGTCCAATACCGAATGAGCCTCGATACGTTCGGTAGACTGGGCCATCAGTCTACATTTTGTTTTACTAGGAGAAAAGACTCATGAAGTCACCAATTACGTTTGTGTGTTTGATCGTTACACTTTTGATGTCAGGACTCAGTCATGGACAAGCTCCACAAGTTCGTTCCGGACCCAGTTACGTACAAGCAATCCCCCAAGGAAGTGCTGGACTCGGTTGTGTCAACGGTCGCTGTTACAATTCCCCCGGTGTGGTCCAAGGAGTGGTTAGGCACACTGTCTATGGAACAGCTACGGTTGTTGGTTCAGTTGTACAGGCTACCGGAACCGTCGTCACCAATACAGTTCGAGCCACTGGAGCCGTCGTTGAACGGGCCGTCGATAGAACTGGACAAATTCTTACTGCGACAGTCGATGCAGCCGGTAGTGTTGTCTACACCACCGCTAGGATCGCCGTATCTCCAGTACGAGGACTTGCCCAATCAAAAGCCGAACGACAAGCCGCAATGCAACGATGTTACCATGTCGGTGGAAGTTTCGGTGGAGCCAGATACGAAGGAGTCGGATTCTCTACAGTCTCAGGAGAAGAAGCCGTCCAACGATGTTGCTACTCTAACCGATCAATCCGAGAGTCAGGAGTAGCTTACGGCTATAACCAACGACTCCGATGCTACGGTTGGTTTGCAACTATCTTGTGCGATTAGCTCTTTGGGACCGTTACACTAACCCCTAACCGCCAGAAAAACTGGTACCCAACGGGGTTCACTTAAGCAACGGTTCCTTCAACCCAAAGAGAAATTAGGGAGTGATTGCCCTAAGCAATCTACAGAGCCGGTAGTTTAACACCTATATAAAACTGTCATAAGACAAAGCAGGTAGCCAGTCCTGTCCGGTTCTTTTTGTTTATTTCATCCCTTTACTAAGGAAACCCCTCATGAGCAGCAACGGCCCACCACCCTCAGAACTCGAACGAATCAAAACCAAACTTACTAACGCAGGAATGTCGCTTGAGCGAATAAATATGGTCATTAAAGCTGCTCAAGAGTCAGCCCACCTTTTGAGTAAGTCTTTAGAAGAAACTACAGACATGTTCGCCAAAGTCATAATGAAAACGGACTTTCATGTCAAGTACCCAACGTCCCCACCACCACTAATCAAGAAACACCACCACAACCGAAAGAAACTCCCAAAATTCACCGACAGCCTCGACTTTATCACAGGAATAGTTGTCGGTGATTTACTTGACGAAACATCATGAAACTCATTATCCCACCCCAGAAAAACTTGTGTGCTGTCTACATTGTAGACACACCACTATCTCCATTGTTGTGTCAAACACACCCAGACAAAGTCTTTATCTTTGGTGACAACACAGAACGTACCGGAACACAAGGACAGGCTTTTATTCGTCGATGTCCAAACACGTTCGGTATACGTACTAAAATTTCACCCAAGACAAACGCTACCGCATATTTTTACGACTACGACTTGATGATGTTCAAATATCTTCTAGCCGAAGATATGAAGCAGATTCACAAACTTCGTCAAAACTATGCAATCGTGTTTCACACAAATGGATACGGTAACGGCTTGGCAAAGCTTCCAGAAAAAGCTCCACGTTGTTACGAACATTTGGTTAATACTCTCAACACTTACTGTCAAGGAACCTACTGGTGTCTAAACCCATCCCACCCAAACCACCTTCCGCAAAACTCATCTACCACAACGGATCAGTCCGATACGTCCACTACCCAAACCCACCCAGAGACGTAGCGGTAATAATTAACGGAATGCTTCGACGACCTTGTGAAGTCGAGTTTATTCCACCAGACGCTACCTGGGATGCTGCTTCTGCCAACCTTAAACCAATTACTGTAGCTGCTTGGAAACACCGAGTAGCCGAATTCGTCCGTAATTCATAACTCGTACCGTAGAAAGTTTGTTATGTTCCTAGCAATCGACACAGAAACGACTGGGTTAGATTTCTTTCATGGTTGTCGTCCGTTTATGATTACAGCTTGTGACGGAACCTACACTTACGTTTGGCAAGGACAAGTCAATCCTTACAATCGAGACGTGTATTGGGATGAAGATGAACTACGTTCGTTTACCGATCTTGTAGCAAAAGCTACTCGTATTATTTTTCATAACACTACGTTCGATATGCGAGCACTTGCTTCAATTGGAGTAGACATTTCTTCTTTCTGGGGTCGAGTAGAAGATACTTTGCTTGCTTCTCATGCTATCTGTTCTGGTGACACACACAACTTGAAAGACCTTGCAATCAAGTATTGTGACTACTGGGACGATGATGAAGTTGCTCTAGCAGACGCAGTAAAAGACTCTGTCAAACAAGCTCGAATCAAAGGGTACGACGTAGCTAAAGCTGGACACAGGCACTTCCCAGGACTTCGTAAAACTGGTACTAGCTTTTGGAAGCAAGACTATTGGCTTGCCCCAGAATCTTGTACTACTTACGGTGGTCGTGATGCTGAACGTACTTGGTTGTTGTGGAGCTGCTTCCGTATTGGTCTAATGTCCGATGGCTTGTGGGACGTATACTGCACTCGTAAAGAACTGCTCAAGATCGCATACGACATGCAATCTACTGGCAAATACTTCTACGTAGAAGAAGCTCGACAAATCTTAGACTCCAACACCAAACGTATGGAAGAACTCCGTTGGGAAATCAAACGAATTGCAGATATCAAATATCGTTTCAATCCCAACAGTCGAGACCACTTGATCGACTTGATCCACAACCGGCTTAAAATCCCCGTAGAATACTACACCCAGGGTAAGGTTCCCAAGCCTGCTATGGACAAGAAAGCACTCAAGTCCTATTTCGAAGATCACCAATCACCAGCACTAACCAAACTAGCCAAATACAAACGACTTCAAAAACAAAACACAGATATTGAAGGAATACTAAACTGGGTTGACGAAAACAATCGCACACACTCTAACCTGAACATCACAGGCACCAGAGAAACACGACAGTCTTCATCCAACCCCAATGACCAAAATACCGACAACGAACTCAAGCACCTATTCGGTCCACCCCCAGGAAAAGTGTGGGTGTGTACTGACTTGGTAAACATCGAGTTGCGTATTTGGGCTTACGTTATCGGTAACAAGGAACTAATTGCATTGTTCGAGCAAGGCATGTCTGTTCACCAGATTATCATGGAGATTGTTTACCCTGCCGAAGCTAAACTCATTGGTGCCATCAAAGACAAACCTAAAAAGCTGCTCACCGAGGAAGACTATCGTATTCTCAAAAAGTATACGAACATCAAATCCGGTAACTTTTCTTTGCTTTATGGTGGATCTGAGAACAAGATCAATGAAAGCTACCACGGTGGTAAAAATCCCCCTAACTACTGTGCTCGCATCAATGCTAAGTTCCCTGGTGTAACTCAATTCACCAAGACCCGTATTGCTATGGCTTCTGATAACTACGTCAAGTATCGAGTATTCAGCGTAAGCACTTTTGGTGGATACCGACTCGATGTTAACCCAGACCAAGCATACACAGCTTGCAACTACTTTGTTCAAGGTAGTGCTGGTTGGATCATGACCGAAGCAATGATAGCTTGGGCCGCAAACCCAGACTACAAACGATTCAATTGTTCCATGAACTCCCAGATACACGACGGACTCGATACCGAAGTAGACATCACAACAGCTCTCCCCAGGATTATCGATTCCAAGTGCATGACGATCAGCCGTGCTGGACGTAAATACATTCCAACCTGCGATGTTACTTGGGAAATCAAGTATCACCCAAGTGACGAAACCAACCCAATCATCCAAGACATTCTAGCCTCGAAATAACTATGCCACAACCTTTGACCGTTACCGAAAAACTTGTATTGTTCAAAGCAAACTTGCTTGACATACAAAAAATACTTTCTTCCAAACTATCAGACCAAGCCAAGCACAAAGCTATCTTGGAACTGATCGACGAAGAACTCAACTATCCTTCGGAGCAAGACAAAGATTCGTTGCTCCGAATGAGAGACCGCATCCTAAAACACAGCCGATGAAAGGTATTGTACCGTGCATTTGTTCGAATTCCACACAGGGATCATAGCCCAACAGCATGGCGATCAGTTCATTATGGACTGCCCGTTCTGCGAAAAACAATCCCACTTTTTCTACAACGGAGAGACATTTCTCTGGGACTGCAAAGTCTGTATGAAGAGTGGCAATCCAGTTCAATTCCTACGTTACTTGTACGAATCTTTCGACAACGTAACTCGTACCGCCAACTTTATTTCTTCTCTACGAGACTTACCTTTATCTTGCATTCAAGAAGCCGGACTCAAGTACAACGACCTCAACGGTTCATACTTGATTCCCACGTTTAAGAACGGCAAACTAAACAACTTATACAAAGTTGCTTTGGTCCGTAAGCAAGACAAGGCTACCGGAGAATGGGCAGACAAGTGGATTATCATGGCTTCTCCAGGAATTGAGCACACACTCATGAACTGGGAAGAAACCACCTGTGACACCATTTTGATTTCCGAAGGTCACTGGGATCGTCTTGCTGCCCGTGCCATTATCGGTGGACATCACGTAACCCCTATCGGAGTTCCTGGGTCTGGAGTATGGAAAGCAGGCTGGTGTGAAATCTTAGCAGACAAACACGTTGTGTTTGCTTATGACAACGATCCTTCTGGCAAAGCAGGGTTTGAGAAAGTTATTCTTAGTCATATCGCTACCAGTCACTACAAGCCCAAATCCATCAGCTACATTCGATACCCCGAAGACAAGCCGGTAGGTTACGATCTTAACGACGTTTATCGAGAGTACGGACGAGGTTCATTTTCCAAACTAGAAGAATGGAAAACACCGTACACTTCCCCAGAAAACGTCGTGGTCGTAAAGACTACAATGGAGACTGTCGTTGCTGACACTTCATGCACCACGTTTGATGAACTGGTCGCTCGATACGAACAAGTATTCCACACAACCGAACCCATGAAGCTCGGACTACTCCTAGTATTGTCGTCCATCTACTCCACCAGGATAGAAGGCGAACAACTATGGATTCGTATGTTTGGTGCTCCAAGTTCCGGTAAAACTACCATTGCCAAAGTTGTTGGTGGTTCTCAACAAGTAGTTCTCAAGTCTACATTTACAGGTTTGTTTTCTGGTTGGAAAGACGACAACGGACAAGATGCTTCTCTTATTCCTCTCATCGCAGGCAAGACACTCATCGTCAAAGATGCTGATGCTCTGATGCGAGAAGGTAACGTAGAGAAAATCTTTTCAGAACTTCGAGACTTCTACGACAAAGATAGTTCCACGTTCTACAAGAATATGGTTGCTCACGACTATCGTAATATTCGTTCTACGATGGTGCTGTGTGGTACTCACGTTCTACGTAGGTCGGACCAATCTTTCCTGGGGGAGAGATTTTTAGACTTTGAATTGGACTTGTCGGAACGTGATCGTAGACTAATCGAAGATCGTATGTTAACTCGATCTATGGCAGTAGCTAACGATCCATCGGCACTTCCCCCAGAAACTCCAGTTATTGCAGCAGCCAAAGGTTTCATTGATGCTCTCATGCAAAAGAACATCAACGTACTTCTGGGTCCAAGAGAACAAGAAAACATCAAAAAGTTTGCTCGTCTTGCTGCAACCCTTCGTACCAAAGTTGACCGAGAAAACAATCGTGGTAACGAGATAGCATCAGAACCTATCATCGAAGTACCTGCTCGTTTGATCGGTCAGCTAACGAAGCTGTACATTTGTGCTACCGTTGTCTTAGGTCTTGATAAACCTAACGAAATGGTTCAACAATTGGTAGCAAAAGTCATTCGAGACATCATCGACTACAAGTCTTATCGTATGCGAATTATTCGACATATTATGAGAGAACCTCGTAGTCGAGACGAACTCGTTATGCTCACCGACATGTCTATTGAACGAGTCAACCGTGAACTGCAAGACTTAGTTGCACTTAAGTTAGTTTACGGTATGAAACTTCCAAGTAACAGCGGAGTCGGTCGGCATGTAGTAAAACTACAACTCAACCAACCACTGGTAGAATTACTCCAACATATAGGTTTCGAATAATGGCTCGATTTGATCCATTCGCAGAATTCGATGATGATGGGTCAGTACCTGACATTCTCTCCCCAGAAGAAACGTCGGCATTGACTCGTCAACGATCTATGCAACGTCGAAACGATCGTCGAGATCAAATGCTCAAGAGCATGTTTCACGACGTAAAAGCTGACGTTACAATCTCTCCAGAACTGCAAGCCAAACGAGACGAACTACGATCTGATTACGTCAAAGCTCACCAAATATTGTTCCCAAATAGCACCGGACAAAAAGAGTTCGGCGAAGAACAAAACAAAGCTATTCGACGATTTCAAAAGATTGTACAAAGTCGTGGCAAGCTAGTTCAAGCAGAACCTCGTGGATTTGCTAAGACTTCCCGTGCAGTTAATCAAATGCTCATGGGAGTCTTGCAAGGAGACATCAAGTTTGCTCTGATTGTTTCGTCTGCCATTGACAAGTCTACGGACATCATGGAGCAGTTGCAAACAGAGTTGCTGGGTAACTTCGCACTAGAAGAATACTACCCAACAATCATGCAATGCTTTCAACAAACCGAAGGCAAGGCAGTCAAGGCTAACAAACAAACCCTTAACGGTGAACCAACTCACACCGGCTGGGGTGGAGACTACATTCGATTCCCAAACGTCCCAGGAGAACCAAGCAGCGGGGCCATTATTCTAGTTCGTACCAAAGACAATCTTCGAGGAATTTCTCGAAAGATTCGATACGGACCAGAATCCGGTAAAGTTATTCGACCCGACTTCGTTTTGTTGGACGACATTCAAACAGATAAAGATGCTGTTAGTCCAGCAGTCTCGGCTAAGATTATCAAAACCATCAAACGAGCAGCACTCTTTGGTGGAAGTCACTCGAAGAAAATTCGAGCCATTATGACAATCACACCGAACTGCAAGGGAGATACAGCTACCCACTTTATTCTCAACGAACCTTCGTGGGAAGTAGCAATGTATTCGATGCTCAAGACTATGCCCAAAAACATGGACTTGTGGGATCAGTACGGAGCTATGCTGCTGAACTTCAACCGACACGTAGAAGGTGATCGAGAACGAGCACAACGTAGAGCATACGAGTTTGTTAAAAACAACTACGATCAACTCCACGAAGGTGCCGAAGCAACTTGGGAATGGGCTTACGAATGGGACACCGACGATCCAATCGAAGTGTCGGCAGTCCAACACGCAATGACATTCTTTTACGAAGAAGGTGAAGAAGCCTTTAACTATGAATGTCAATGCAAAGTGGACACTACGACCAGTGAAGACGAAGCTATCAAAGCTTTGCCTGAACAAATCGTATCCCGCATATCCCACCTCCCCAGGAGAAAAGTGCCAGCACAGTGTAAAGTTCTTGTTACCCACGTCGACTGCAATGCTGACTTCTTGAGCTACATGACCGTAGCCTCCGACACTCAGTTAATGCCTTACATCGTGGATTACGGAACCTACCCACCCCAGCCTGGAGTTATCTTTCGTAAAGGAAAGATTCAACGAAAGTTGTGTGACATATACCAAGACATTGAACGAGAAGATTTTGCAGGCATGATGTATCAAGCCGTTCGAGACTTCTCTGAGATTCTTGGTAACACCATCTACGTTCGTGAAGATGGACATGAAATGCTTCACAGATACATCGCATTTGACACCATGTGGCAAACCGATCACGTTCTGCGAGCCATTCGTGAATGTCGTCACCGAACAATTACGTTAGGTACTCAAGGGGTATTCTACGGAGTCAAAGATCGTCCTATGATGGAAAACACCAGTGGTGACAGACAAATGCACTACCACTGTTTTACTACCCCATCCCAGGACAGAATAGTTGACCTGTTAAAGATCGATACCAACAGCATGAAAACCCACGTTCATCGAGGGTTTATTGCTCGTTCAGGAGTCATCGGTACATACAAGCTGTTCATACCAGAAAATCCTGGGGACCACCAATTGATGGCTGAACACTTGTGTGCAGAAGATGTTACACAACTGGTAAACCAAAAAGAACAACGAATCGTGAATGAGTGGGTTAACACCGCTAGTCACGACAACGAGTTACTCGACAACATAGTAGGTTGTACAGCTCTCTTATTCAAAGCAGGCTGTACTCTCAAAACCACCAAAGAAATCAAACGATTTAACATCCAACAATACGTGAGCAAAAAATGACCAAGACTCCAGACACCAGCCCCTACATTCGCACCCCAACAGTCAAAGACCGACATCGTCTACCGATGCAGTGTGTAGTGAGACCTACACCAAAAGCCGAATGGAAACCAGCTTTGTTAGTAGACATTACAAACGAACCTTCACATAACTTTGGAGTACTCCCCTCAGACACTCCCCCAGTTGGCATAAAAGCAGGAAAGGTCCAAATAGAATATTACAAAGAGTGTCTCATTCGAGACAAAGCTCCGACCCCTCGTCCAGCAACTGCCGAATCAATCGTCGACCCACCACCAGCTCTCCAGGGAACTTCGCTAGAAATTCCCGAAGTTAGCGGAGAACTAACAATATTGCTAGCTCTCAAACAAAAACTGCTCAAAGAAATAAAAGAACTAAGTGTTCCGTCAAACTCATTCCCAAACGGTACGTGGGTTAAGGTTATTGCCGGCAAGTACAAAGATCACTTTGGAATTGTGATAAATGATGCTGTTTCTCGCCATGCCTGTCAAGTTAAAGTACATTCAAACTTAAACGTCATGGTACGTAAGCGACACCTTGAAGAACTTCCAGCCACTCACGTACCTGACAACGTACCACCACCAAAATTTGGTGTAGGTGCTCCTGTCTACTATGATTCAAGCGGAGTCGCATTTTACGTTCAAAGTTCAATACTGCACAAGGTTGATGGTTGGCTGTACAAAATCATTAACATGAATCCAGACGGTACAATTCACTGTCAGTTAACTGATATACCAGAAGCAGAACTTACTCTTGCCGAGAACAAAGTAAACGTTCTAGACCTACCTCCCACGCCCCAGGAAAACAACACGGTCGTCAATGAACAAGGTGGTAAACAATCCCATCTTGATGCTCGATTTGATTGTATCCCACCAGTTGTTCTTCGTTTGCTAGCACAATGCTTAGGCTTTGGTGCTAGGAAATACGGCAAAGATAACTGGAAAAACATTCCACAGTGGGATCACCTGAATCATGCCGTGAATCATATCAACGAATGGAATCGAGGCAACAGAGACGAACCCCACTTGGTCAATGCAATGGCTCGACTTACGTTTGCTTTGTGGCAAGCAGTAGACACCAACCAACAACCCGACACCTACCAACATCCGGACCAACTCAAATGAGCGAGCCCCGTCCCTACGTTTACACCCCAGCACGTTATTGCGATTCTATTCCTAAGCCGCCTCTAGGTAATTACCTCACTGAATGGCCTAGAGGCGATTCTTACGAAAACAGGATACCGACAGTAAGCTATAAAGCTACTTTTGTTGTGTCCGACGCCAGAATTCAAATTGATTCAGCTATCCTCGACAGGGAGACTTTCAAATGATTACCCTTGCAGCAGTTCTTTTGTTTGTTCTTAACCTAGCTGCCTGTATGCACTCAGCATACAGACTAGGTTACACTAAAGGCTATCAACGTGGCAAGTTAATAGCCTTTATAGAAGAACTGGACAGAATCAAAAATGTATCTTACAGAGATTTAGAAGCCGGAGAAATCATACTACCCTATGACGAAATCGGTGATTGTACAAATCCTATGAAAGACCAACCTAACTGGATTCCTGTACCCGATCATTTGATAGGTACTCCAGCACCAGACCCTAGATATCCGGCTTACACTAGATACCGGAGACCTTATTAAATCAAATGCCGCCAATATACATTGGCAGAGATTGGTGGTTAACCCATGCAATTTCTAGACCAAAGCCTCACTTCTCGAATCCAACAGGTGCAATATCTTATGAGCTTACGTAACATCCTAAGTCTTAAAGTCATTGATGGCGACACCCTCGAAGCTATCTATGAACTTGACTCAATTGAGAACATCTACGCCCACCGAGCTATTCGACTCACCGGAATCGACACCCCAGAAAAGAAGCTGCCTGCCGGTAAGTTAGTCAAAGAGTTTGTAGAGACTTGGGTCCACAAATATGGTCCGTCTCTCAGGATTCTGACCATTGATACAGACAAGTACAACGGACGAATCATTGGTGACATAGTTCGGCTAGCAGACAACAAAGTGGTAGAGCAACTTAGCCACACCCTTTTGCTCAACCAGTTCGCAAAAAGTTACTCAGGTCAATCAGCCAAGAAACCTTGGACACCCCAGGAACTTGAAATAATTGAACAACAGCTTGGCGACGTAGTTACCATATCTAACTACGGACTGCACGAATGGATTCCCTGCTCCCATCCCAAACCCATACCAATGGAATAACCGACCCCGTTATCTTCCCATGATATTAAAACGCCTTTTTTGAAAAATAGTATTGCCTTTCCGATTTTCGCGGTTATAATTCACTAGCGGATCGGAGCGGGTTAATATCTTCAAAAGATAGTCTCAGCCGATCTGCTCTTGACAATACTCATTGTCTTGTGGTAGGTCGGCTTTTTCTATTTACCAATCATGCAAGACAACAGTCCACCTGTATTTTTACCCCCAGACTTGGTTTCAGACGTAGAACTGTTCGCAGTTCCAGATAGTCTTTGGCATCGACAAAAAGCCATACTAGAACCGATTTGGAAAAAAGTAACTGGTGCTGGTATTCGTGCTGCTATTCTAGACACTGGAGTAGCCAGACACGATTTACTTCCTGAACCAGTCGAAGCACGTTCATTCATCCAGGGTGAGAGCTGGACGGACGGCAATGGGCACGGAACCCATTGTGCAGGGTCAACCCTAGGTCGAGAGGGTATAGGGCTTGCCCCTGCTGCTTCGCTGATAGTTGGAAAAGTTTTGTCCAATCGAGGAAGTGGAACGTCAGAAGCAATTGCCCAAGGAGTTCGATGGGCAGTAGATGCTGGTGCTGACGTTATCTCCATGTCTCTTGGATCAAACAGTCCATACAAGCCCATGCAAGAAGCATTGCAATATGCTTGGAGCAAAGGAGTAATTGTTGTTGCAGCAGCAGGCAACTCAGGCTTTAACGGACAAAGAAATACGATTGGCTACCCTGCAAAGTATCCTGAGTCGCTTTGCATTGGAGCTTACCGAAAAGACGGACAGCGAGCCTCATTCTCCTCTGGGGGCCGGGAAATGGACATTTGTTGTCCAGGAGAGGACATCATTTCTTGTTCGACTACCAACGGATTAAGAGCCATGTCCGGTACAAGCATGGCTACTCCGGATGCTGCTGGACTATTCTGCTTAATCATCGAATTGATGCGAAGAGAAGGTAATGCAGCATTTACAGGTATCGAAGCTGTCCGTACATTTTTAGCCCAATACTGCCAAGACAAAGGTGCTCCAGGATTCGATCCTGGTTGGGGTATGGGTGTTCCAAAAACTCAGGAGATAATGAATGCTCTCCTTAACGACCAACTGGAGTTTGTATGAGATACGGTCCAATTCCAATTTCCCCGGCAACTTCAACTCTTTCAGTTCATACTGGTCCACTCGAAGGTGGCAGCTACATCGTAGCAGGCAACAACCTCGGATCAGGAACACACACAATCAAGCTCACAAACCCCCTCGCAGCTATCGGTGCCTCCAACAACATGGACGCACTCCACAGATACACAACCACAGCAATCTCTGGAACAACCTCAATCTCCCCCAGGGAAGTGTTGGTTCCAGAAGGTTGGGCATTGGGTTGTGTAAGTAGCGATGCTTCACCAAACATCAACGGAACAATTCGATACACCAAAGTACCGAACTGATCCACCCCCAGGCTAACTAACTTTGTTTAGGTGCTGCCTGACTTTGTCTGTCTTGTTTATCCCCGTCCGTCACAGTTTGTTTCCCTAGCCCCTCTATAGGTGTTCTATGTCCTGTTCTGCAAAGTTTCCAGCCGAATTTTCTTTGTCTTGTATTGTTACTCTCGTAGCCCAAGTACGAAACGGAATCACTCCAGCCACCGTCAAAGATGCTTTGTGGGTTGCCGGTTGCTTGGTCGAAAAAGTCGGCCCAGCAACTCTACCGCCACTAACCGGCCTTCCAATTACACTCTTCAACGAAGCTGACGATCTTGAAGCGTTGCTTGCAGAGATCGAGGCTGAATGCAACAGTTTGACAAGACAAGCCGATCTGGTAGAAGCTACCTCAGCCTCTCCAGCAGTCGGCACTCAAGGTTGGGAAGTGCTCATTCCGTTGATCTTCGAACTGATCAAATTGATCATGGAAAATCGAAAGAAGAAGCAACAACCTGCTCCTGAACCTTCCCCTGCTCCCGTCAATTCCATTGGTGACAACGGTTCCGGAGTAGTTCGTGCTCCGGCTCCGACTCCCAAAAAGTCCTAATCCTTCCCGGCTGTTCCCCTACGGCCTCTATTCCCTTCCCAAGAGGGAGTAGAAACAATCACCTATGCCCGAAGATGTTTGTTTCTGCTCCTTTCCACCCTTCTTGTTTCTGCTCTCAACCACTCCCTTTCATTACCATGAAACAACTACTCGCTCTCTGTTTGCTACTCACCTGCTCAACAGCACTCACCCAGGAAATCAAAGCATCCATCAAAGGACCATCAACGGCTCTTGCTGGTACACTTGTTTTTCTATCCCATGAAGAAGCTGTTGGAGACAACAAAGTTTGGATCATCCCAGAAGAACTAAAGTCTGCCTCAGCATCTTGTGGTAACAACATCTTCTTCTCCATCCCCACCCCAGGAAAATACCAGTTTGGGTTGATTGTTGCTAACAAACAAGCAGACATTGCTTATAGTTGGCACACAATCGACGTAACTGGAATGCTGGCTCCAACTCCAGTACCAGTTCCTACTCCGATCCAACCAAATCCGTCTCCCACACCATCACTCGAATCGATCCGACTAACATCCCGAGCCGCAGTCGACACACTCCAAGATGCTTCCACAACATCGTTGCTAGCTAGCTCTCTGATTAACTTGTTACCAAAACTTCCGGCATACCTACCTGATGCAAAAGGTCAAGTAACAAGTACAATTGAAACTTGCTTCGCAATGAGAGAACCAACCAGTCGAACAAAAGATTGGTTAAACGTGTGGCGAGTTCCAATTGACAAAGAAATTGGTAAAGCAAATCCAACCACCACCGATGAATACCGAGAATGTTTGAAAGCCGTCATACGAGGGCTTTGTGTAAACGGTAAATGTCCTAACCCATAAGAACCATGAGCATCTACAAAGAAACAGTTACGTTTTCCGCTGGAGTAATCACCAGCACCCCAGTTAACGTAGCTGCTGGCTTCGGTCTAGTTAGAGTAACTGCCCCAGGAATGACTGGCACACCGACATTCAGTATTCAAGGTTCTGTAGACGATGGTGTTACACACCTTGACAACTACGTCAAAGACACTTTAGTAACTTACAACCTTGCAACAACAGCAAGAACAATCAGTCTCGACCCAGAAAACACCAGAGGGTTAGACACACTTCGATTGAAACTTAGTGCAGCCGAAGCTACTACCAAAACATTTGAATTAGTATTTTCTAACTAAGGACATCATGTCAGACATAGAACCAACAATACCAAGTGACTGGTGGCAAAAAGGTGCTTTGGCGGTCATTGCTACGTTGTCCTCACTCGTTGCGTTCTTCTACAAAAAACTTGAAGGTTCTAATCAAGTAGCTATTGCAGACTTGCAAAAGAATCTAATCAAACAAGAAACCAAAACCGACCAATGCGAAAAAGATCGACTAGAGTTATTCCGGACTCAAGTCAGACAAGAAACTGAACTTGCTACCCTCAAGCTCGAAATAAAAGAACTTAAGGACAAAGGTGTAGCATGACCCCAGAAACATTGAAAGCATTAATCGAATCCGATCCTCAAGCAAAAGCACTTGCAGAAGTCGGAAACGACTATGATTGTGCTATTCGATGTTCACAAATAGCTCCAAAGATTAGAGTGAGCTTATTGCTTACCGAAAGAGGTTTGTACAATCGTCTTGGACCTATGGCTGCTGAAACTTTATTGCAAAAGTTGTTGCAGTATACAGGATCTTACACAAGTCTTGTACATAGGGTTTTGTCATGGCTAAAGCCAAGTGAAGGCGGTTCTGACTTTGGTGATCCATCCATGATTGCATTTTTATCTTTGCTTCTTGCTGAAAACAAAAGTATTTCACAAGCAGAATTTGATGCAGTTAGTAATCTGTCTCTTACAAATCAAACAATTTCTTCTGAGCAAGTATCTACAGCTTGGGCATCATATCGACCTAATGGAAAAATTCAGTAATGCCGAACATTATTTACACTCGTGGAACAGAAAATACCCTTCTTAGCACAGAATTAAACAGCTTAGCTAACAATTCAAACGTAGTGTCTACTAATGTCGTCACTCTCGCTAATGCAGGCTTTTTTGACGGAGAAGCTGAAATAGTGTTTCAATTTAGTGTTGCACCTACAGTCAACACAGCTTTACTGATCTGGTTCTTAAGAGAAATAGATGGGACGAACTACGAAGATGGTTCGTCAACTGTAACCCCAACCAGAAACCCAGACATATTCTTTACTGTCAGGGCGGTAACATCTGTTCAAAGAATCATAAAGCCTGTGTACAACATTCCAACAGGACCGATTAGAACATTGTTAAGAAACAGTGGAACTGGACAAGCTTTAGTCAGTTCAGCAAATACGCTAAAGATCCGACCAATTACACCGAGCTACTAATGTTTTATTTCAACCTAGAATACGAATGGATAAAAAACACCGCTATAGGTAGATGGTGTCCATGTAAACTTGGAAGAACAGGTATACAACAATTTGATAGCGTCAATGAAAATACCTGTACATTAGCAGGTATGAACCCAGCTACTGCATGGTCAGTATCCGAAGGCAATGTAGCGTTGAACTTCGATGGAATCGATGATCGGGTATTTAACAGTTCGTTTGCCATGTCCGCAATGAGCGATCAAAGCAACAGTTTTTCGATTTGGATTAATCCAACAACCACTAGCACAACGACACGGATTTTTAGTTTAGGTCAATTTGGGACAAGCTTCGCAATCCGGTTTAATTTTCAAAATTTGGAATTTAGCTTTGGTGGAACCGCCGTCCTGAGCGTGCCCATGATAAACACGCAATACCAAAACCGATGGACGCACATTTGTGGGGTAACTGATACCTCAGGAGCTAGACTGTTTTTTGACGGACGGTTAGTAGGAACTAGATCCGACACCATTTCTTTAGTTAAGACCAACGGGCTGGGTATTGGTTACAGATTTGGAGTCAACAGTGAATTCTATTCAGGGCTTATCGACGACTTTACTATTTTTGCCACTAACCTAACTGCTGAACAAGTACTACAGTTATACTTAGGTGGTCGTGGAGCAGGACTTTTACCTTATCCCCCAAAACGACGCAGTTATTTCATTCCACCTATTTCTGGATGGAAGCCCTACTGGTTTAGACCTTCATCGAAACTCATTGGAACCGGAATATGACCTACCCAATAAATTCGGCTAATCCGCAACCGTTTGATGTTGGTCAAGTCATTCAGATCAGTGACGGAGCTGTTCAGTCAACAGGAGTTTTAGTCCAAGTTAAAACAGGTGTAGGATCATTCGGAGCTGGTGCGGGTTCACTAACTTATAATGCCACTACTGGAATCTGGACTTACACTCCTACTCAGGCCGAAACAAACGCCGGAATGTTCATCGTTCAGATTTACAAGACAGGATGCTATTCAGCCTCAATAAACGTCTCAACTGATGACGGCACAGCCAACGTCACTAAAATTGCAGGGCAGACGGCCAGTGCATCTGCTCCAGTATCGTTCCCTTCAAATGTGGCGAATGAAACCACGGTTGCTAGTCGAGCAACACAAACCAGTGTCAATGCAATTCCTACCAATCCACTACGAGACAACGATGCAAGAGTTAACTTCCTTGATGCAAGTATCGCAACCAGTACAAGTTCAGTCCTCGGAGCAATCTCCGGACTAAACAACCTGTCTGCTAAAGCTAATTTGTTCGGAACCGTGGTCCTAGAAGCACCCGAAACTGGATCAACGGTCTACGAATTCACCCTCGTCATTAACGACGACGAAGGAAAGCTTGGTAACCTCGACAACATCCCGACAGTCACAGCCACCAATGCGACGGGAACAAATCGGTCAGGTAATTTATCGGCTGTTACAAACCCTGCCGTCGGACGCTATCGTTTTACCTACACGGTAGCATCCACCCACCCCAGAGAAGGGCTGAGAATTGAAGCTAACGGTACAATCAGCACCGAAGCTAGATATGCTATATGGGCAGGAGCAGTAGTTGACTTCGATCAATCAACTGTACTTGCTCAAATAGTTTCAGACTTGTCCCTCAAACCAACCCTAGTACAGATCGAATCATCCACAATTCTAGCTAAAGAATCAACTGTTGCTAATCGAGCTAGCCAAACAAGCGTAGATGCTTTACCAAACACAACTAGAAATCTAGTGATGAACTCGATGCCTGGTGGTGGTTGGACTAATGGGTCGTTTGGAGACCGATGGATCATCAGCAACAATTCCAATCGAACAATTGGAGTCACAGGTTCTGGTTCTGGGCATGTCCATGCTGTTATTCATGGTGCTGAAACAGGAGTGTTTGTACCAACAACTTTTACAACAGCAGTCTATGACACAATCACGGCTAACCTGTTAGCTACAGCACACACCAGCTACACCACCCCAGGAACAGTCGGCAAAACACTCACCGATACCGACACAAGCCTATCGACTTTGTTAACTCGAATCCCAGCAGCAACAGCACAACTGGTCGTCGATCTAACAACAATGCTGTTAGGATCAAATTCTCCACTTGTCCGTTGGACAGCTCAAGCTCTCAGCTTAGCTCCAGCAGGTGGTGGTGGCGGGGGACAAACATCGGTTACTCCAGAAGCATTCATCAATCTCGACAACAAATTGTTAGAAAAAAACACGTTTGTGTTCTTTAACAACGAGACTCGAACATATTTGATTACACTTGCTTCTGGTGTGTTTGACGGATTACCTATGACGTTTTGTCTTGAACGAGCAGATAAATCAACCTTGACTGCCGTAACCGGACTAACTTCCACAACCAATGCTGTGTCTGTAACAATACCCAGCATTGCCCCACAAACTGATAACTGTTTGTACTGGTCCCTTAGAGATTCTGCTACTGGCAAAATCATCCTATACGGTCCAGCCATTCAGAAGTATGCAGCATTCAACAACTAACCCTCCCCAGGAGAACTCATGAGCGATCTTGTTTCTAGGATACAAGAAATTCAAGCTGGTGTCGGCCCTCGACGGGTTAAGACTCCACAAGAAGAAGTTGAACAGTTCTCCTTAAATGAATTGATCAACGCAGCTAACAGGATTGGTTCCAAGAAACCATCCTTGAGCAACATCGGTTGGACTCGGGCAGTTCCAAAGAACAACTGTCATTGCTCTGGACTAGAGAAAGGTTCTTGCAATGATTCGTAGCTGGATACAATTTCTGGCTTCTCCAAAGACTTGGTTTCGCAATCGAGACACAGTTCCTTACAATCAAATTCCACGAGAACGGTTCTTACGAGCCATCAAACATCCGTGGGTTCGACGTAAGTTAATGACAATCTCGATTGAACAAGACGAAGAAGGTTCTCACTACCACGGCATCCTCAACACCCTCGCTAACGATTGTGTTGGTCCTGCTCCAGTGATTATCGGAAGTTCTTCTGATCCAGACGTCAACACAAACATCGAAGATCAGTGGACAAAGTTTTGTCAACAAACCGGGTTGGGTAGTCAAATCAGACTACTACGTAGAGCAGCAGCTCGCACCGGAATCGGAATCGGTATTCCATATCCAATGGAAAACACTGTACACGAAGTTCGAGTAGGACTTCGTGTAGTCACAGCCGAGAAGTTACTCAATCCCCCAGGAGAAGGGGTTGAGTCACGATGGTGGGATGGAATCCAGTACAACAAAAACTGGGAACCAACTCAAATTCACTTAGACACCGGTGAGTTCTACAACACCAAAGACATTATTCTTTGGTGGAAGAACAAGTACGAAGATCAAATTTGTGGAATTGTAGAGTGTGCTCCAGCACTCTGCATTTTTCCATCAGTCAAGAGATACTTAGACTCTGTAATTCGTAGTGCTGAATTTCGTTCAGCAATTCCAATGGCTCTCAAGCTCGACCCTACAGTGTGGGGTAAAGAAGCAGCAGAGTCAATGGGAATGCCAGAAGGCGAGTTCAAGTACGAACCAGGTATGATTCCAACACTCCCCCCAGGAACTACCCTGGAAGGGTTGTCATACTCTGGTACAACATCAGAAGATGCAGAAGCTCTTGATGCGATGGTTGGTGCTGCTGCCCGTTGTATTAACATGCCTGTTAACCTTGCAACAGGTAACAGCCGTAAGTACAACATGGCTAGTAGTCAAGTAGACTTTGGTCCTTGGAAAAGTACCATTGCAATCGACCGTGAAGATTTTGCTCCAGCAATCCACAAAATGGTAAGCCTTTGGGCACAAGCTGGTGTTTTAACTTCAAAGTACTTTTCTCCAAGAACCATCCGATTTATTGCAGAAGAAGGACTTAACTACTCGTTAAGTTATTCTCAAGTATTCTCCCATCCCGACCCCCAGAAAATTAGTAACAGTATTGCTACTGATCTTCAATCTGGTGCTAAAACTCTTGTACGAATTTACACTGAACGAGGACAAAACCCTCGAAGAGAAATTCAACGAGAAGCTGACTTGCTAGGTGTTTCGTATGAAGATATGTGCGAAGTACTTTTAGCTGGACGAACTCCATCAGCAGCAACAGTCCTGAACGAACCAGAAGATACTGAACCCGTAGAAGAACGTGAGGATTCTGATGAAACTGAGTGAAAGACTCGCCACAATCAAAAAAGCTAGGGACGTGTTTAACAACAGTTCTCAAGCACCACCCAACTATCGGCCAGCAGAAGGTGAAGCTATCTTCAACCTAGCTACCGAAGCGACTTCAACACAAACCGAAAATGGTTTACACGAATTGTCGTTTACAGGATATTCTGGTGGTCCCGTTAGTCTACGAGACTACGGCTACGAATACCCAATGATTTACAACATTGCAGGAATCGAGCATAAAAAATCCATCCCTATGTTGTTTGAACACTGGGAACCGATCGGTCACTCGACATCTTTAGTCAAGACCAACAGCAGTCTAAGCGGAAAAGGAGTTACATCATATCCTTCACCCGCCAGGGAAACCGTAACGGAAGCCCTTAAAAATGATTTCCCTTTTGAAGCCAGCATGGGGCTTCGAATTACCAACAAAGAAGATATTACGTTCCTGAAACACGGAATCAAACGTAGTATCAACAATCGTGAAGTAACGGGACCGATGTACGTTGCTGAACGCTCCATTTTGAAAGAAATGACAGTCACAATGTATGGTCGTGACTCCGATACAAACTTTGGTCTCTTAAACAAGGAAGCACAAATGCTTTTGAACAGCTCCACTCCCCCAGCACTACCCGTTCCACCAGCAGAACCACCTGTTGTTCCTGCTGCTCCCCCTGCTGCTCCCCCTGCTGCTCCCCCTGTAGCACCACTACAGAATGCTGCCCCACCTGCTCCTGCGGCTCCAGCTCCAGTCGTGCCTGTTGCCCCGAACTCCGGTGTTACTCGAACAGAATTTGTTCGTCTCTCCCGAATGTTGAATTCGTATCCTGACCATGCTGACAGTATTGAATCACAATACTCGGCTGGAACCGACCTTACCACCATTGAAAACAGCATCAAGCTGAAAATCTTTGAGAACGGATTGCCTCAAGTACCGAATCTCACTCCACAACAACGGTCGTCAGCAGGTGATGAAATTGTAGCACAGTTTGCTCTGTCCTGCAACCTCTCCCCAGAAACGATCGCCAAGCACGTTGACAAGAAAGTTCTTGACAACTGCCTCGGTACTTCCCGTTGGAGTTTTGTTGAAACCCTGGTCAACTTGGCCAACAGCACCGAACGTCAACGACGATTCACCGGATTTAGTGACATCGACATTTTGTGCAGCAGCATCAAGACCACCACTCAGCACTCGTTCCTCGGAATCAACAACAGTGGATTCTCGATGATCGACATGCCTAACCTTCTCAAGAAGGTTACAAGCATGATGTTGGAAGAACGATGGGCAATCAACACTCCGTTCGCAGTTCAATACCTCAAGGAAGAATCCAACAAGGACTTCCGAGTCACCCAGAGAATCCGTCCAGGTGGCGGTAAGATTTGGGATGAAATGAAGAACGACGGAAAGATCGAAGAAACCGAATTCGGCAAAGAAACCGAATACCGAACCAAGCTGTCAACTTCGGCTCAGTTGGTTGTGTTCAATCGTGAGGACATCATCAACGACGATATGGGTGTGATCGCTGACATGCTCGATGCGATGGTTGAAGGTGCATTGATTGTTCCAGACATGAAGTTGGGCAAACTGATGCTCGTCAAAGCAGCAGCAGCCAACTCCTTCTGGATCGATGCTGACAATAGTCGAACCAGTTTCGCACTCAACCGAGCAAACCTTTCCACGGCATACAACGCTGTACGTCAATACAACGAAAATCGTGGCAAGAACTTTGTCAACCTCATCAATGATCGTTGGATACTCATTACCTCGATCACCGGAGAAGAAGCTGCATTCGAATTGCTCAAGCAATCCCGAGTCGTCCAGGAAACTGGAGCACCAAGCCCGTCCAAGACTGGTGAAGCAAACTACTGGTTTGGCAAACTCGATACTGTCCCTTTCCCACAAATGAGCAACAGCAGCTTGCTTGGAACTGGTACGTTCGTCAGTGAAAACACCTGGTTGCTGTGGCCAAAATCGCAACGATTCAGCCCATACAGCATCACCTACTTGCGAGGTCAACGACGACCAACCATCGAAGCTGTCGATCTTCCAGCAAACATGCTGGGGACCGGTACTCGGGGTTACTGGGACATCGAAATCAACGAACGAGAACGGGAAGCTGTTCTTCGAGCCAACGGCTAATCCTTCAACCATCCAAGCTAGTCTCTGTTAGCTAACAACATTCAGCTCACAGACGAATCATTCTAGGAGAGTTTAACAGAGTACACTGACTTGCTTCACTCCTTAGCAAGTTAGATAATAACAAACTCTCCACCCTAGAATCTTTGTCTGTGGGCTTTTCTTGAACAACTTCCACAAGGAAACGACCTTATGCCTATTTCCACTCCAAACCGAGTTGCCGACCCAGTAATGCTGGAACGGTACGATGCACCCTGCGTAAAGAAACAGGGTGGAGCAATTTCAGTCAACTACTACAACACAACCGGCAGCACCATTCTACAAGGTGAACCAGTTCTGTTCGGTGGTCGAGTCGGGATTGCCCAATCTGTGATCCTCCCAGGAACTCAAGGGACGCTGATTATGGACTGGCTTGTTGAAGCCAGAATCGGTGGTACTCTTGCTGCTGACATTTTGCAAAACGACACCGTTTGGTGGAGTTACGATGTTGCAAGTGTTGCTACGAGTGCTGTGGGTGGTGCAGTTCGAGCTGCTCCAACCAACGGTTTCATCCTCGGTACAGCAGTCATCCCTGGTGGTACTGTTACACTCAACGGTTCCAACAAAGCAATTGCAGCACCATCCGGATCGACTTCGGTTCGAGTACTACATAGTGTCGAACCTTCCCCAGCAATTGGAACGGTTCCGACGTTCAACTAAGTCTAGCAACTCCTAGACAGAAACACTACTCTTTCTAGGGAGACAAAGATGAATTTTCTTTCCTGGGGGCTGGATTTCTTGTATAAACAAGCAGAACAATTTACTGATGTTGATCTGCTAATTGGTTATCCAGGCCAGCCCCAGTTTGAGATAAAAGGGACTATCTCGGAGTGTAAACACTTGCTAGACTCGAACTCAGTCAAGACTCAAGCTCCTCGGTTCCATATCCTGGTCCCCACACAAGACCTGGCTAAGTACGAAATCTCTTTGGTTCGAGGACTACAAATCCTCAATCCAGCCACCAACGTGACTTACGAACTTGTACTAGATGCAAAAGGTTCTTACTTTTACAACGACGGTGAACATCGTCGCACAGTATTAGTGATGAACGAGAAAGGTTCTCCATGCTAGCCGAACTAGCCGAATCAGTTACTACCTACCTCAACACCCTCCCAGGAACAACGTGGGGTGACTATAAGGTAGGTACTTATGTTACAGCCGAGACTGCACTCGATCCTGAAAAGGTTCGACAAACGTCCACCAAAAAGCTGTACGTGATGCCGTTGTTTACTGGGTTGTCTATGGACAACTCAACTGGTCGACAACGAAAAACTTCGATCCAAAGTCTACCACTACTTTCAGTGACCCTATTACTTCCTTTTGACTCTTTTAGCAAAAACGACGTAACAGACTGGCTTGAAGTAAAGAAAGTGCTAGACCTTCGAGAACGAATTGATTTGGCTATCTGCCGAGGATTGTGGGAACCATACGTTATCAGTAACGTAGACCCACAACCCCCAGTAGAAATCGAGCTAAACCAAAGAACCTTTCTGTCATCAACTGAGTTCACTTTTGCAACACAGGTTTGCTAGTCATGTTCAAGTATGTTGCTCGATCACTGTTCTATCTACAAAAGTTCAACACCCGTGTTGATCGTGGTAAAAAGAATGGCCTAACAAGAACAGCTGCACTCATTCGTGGGGCAGCTATTCGATCACTCAAGATCAGCAAACAAACTTCCTCCCCAGGAAACCCGCCGTTTGCTAAAACTAGGGGTGGTTTGAGAATCATCGAGTTTGTTACCTACTCAAACGGAGCTATCATCGGTCCTGTTAAGTTTCCAGGTAGCGACTTTTTCAATCAACCTGTTCCACACATTCACGAGTTTGGTGGAACATTTTTCAGTCAGTTTAGTTACTATTCCTACCCTGAACGATCTTACATGGGTCACACACTAAAGCAGTTGACTGCCCGTGGTGCGATTGCCAAAGAGTTCAAGGTGGGACTAGCTCGCCAGTTCAACTTCTAATACAAGGGCTTACTTATGCCAGGGCTTACCGATCTTACCAATTGCGACAAGAAAGGTTCTGAGGTATCGTTGTATTACGATACTGCCGACGATCCTTCGACCGCAGGTGGTTCATCCTGTACCACTCCAGTGTGGGTGTACCACAAAGGAGTCACAGGAGATTTGTCCATCAACGACACCGACGACGAAGAAGAATTGTCGGTTCGAGACCCCGACCAGTTGTACAAACAATACAGCGAGTCCAAGAGTGACTTGGAAATCTCTGGAGAACAAGTTGTCGATCCAGCCTATGAAGGTTGTATCTACATGGTTTCAGCTCGCCCAGGAAGTTACGCAAGAAACTTCTTAGCTCTGACCGGATACTTGACCGAAGTCGGCAACGTCGGTTTCAAAGGCAAGTTCCGCAATTTTGACCGATCAATTACCGGACCTGAAACCGGAGCACCCAAGCAAAACTTCAAGCTGAAACCAGCAGCTTGTGTTAAGTCTGGTTGTAAGATCACTCCAGTCAAAGTTGCTACAGCAGGAACGCTTGCCACCTACGACCCAGGAGCATTTGCTGCTTTGGACATGAAATCCATGGCAGCAGAGATCGCAGCTCACCCAGTTTACCAAGCCCTCAACCGCACAACAGCAGAAGAAGTTTTCACTTCTGTTGGTCCACTGTTGAAGTTCTTGGGTGAATCCACTGTCGATGACCTGCTATCCAGCTTTGTCGATGCCAGTCCAATCCCCCCAGAAAACAACCCACGGTCGACCAGACGATTCAAGGCTAACCCAGTGGGTATGGGTGGATTCAATCGAGTAGCTTTGCTTGAAGCTCTTGACAACATTGTCAAGAACGTCTAAGCCCAATCTGCCAGACACACACTATCCTATGGTTCTACTCTTGGGACCATAGGATAGTCGTCTGAATACCTATATTTTTGCCCTCAATAAACCCTCTTTGTACTCGGAGTTCTCATGTCTAAGGTTATCAGTAAGTTTTCATTCAACGACAAAACGTACCCAATCGTCATCACCTGGTCGTTGGCATACAACACTCTCCCAGAAAAATTCAACATCGAAATCCTCAAGTTGTTTGTAGACGAACAACTGACCCAACAAACCACCAATCGAATTCTGGTGGACGATGACTTGTGTTTGCGACTTTGTTGGTTCTTTATTGAACCCCAAGTTCAGTTTGATTGGGACAAGTTCCTCGAACTGCTCGATCAAGAACCAGAAGCAATCGAGAACTTCCGAGAAACATTCTGGAGTGCCATTGTAAATTTTTCAAGTCCCCAGAAGAAGGGGGTATTACTAGAAATCTGGAAGCTGCTCAAGAAAGAAATGAAACAATTGAGTCTCGATATGGACAAATCATCGAGGTCGCTTTCAGAGTCGAATCCAGAGGAATAGACATAAACTCCAAGACTCTTGGAGAACTTATGTACATTGAATGGCTTGCCCATGAACGAGACCAAATCAATTGGGCTTGTTCAGCACAAAGCAATGAACTTCTTCCACAAAGCATAAAGAACCGTAGCAAGCCTAAAGGTTCTGGTGCAGCACAGTTAAGAGCAGCAGTAGACGGAATGGTTGCAAAAGGGAATTACTAATGAGTCGCCAAAGTATCCAGGCAGGTAAAGCAGTTATCGTTGTTGAACTTACTGATCGTGCAACTATGCAGTTCAGCAAGCTAACCAGCGGCTTATCTGCCCAGATGATGCGAGCCTCTCGATCTTTGCGTAACCTTTCCACTGGTGCTGCTGGTGGCTTGTTTGCTACAGGTGTTGCAGTTCGTAGCACCATTAAAGACTTCACGAACTTCGAAGATCAAATGCTTAACCTTACCGTTAAGCTAGGCTACTTCGGCAACCTCACCCAGGAACAAACTAGCAACATTGCTGGACTCCGTACGACCATCATGAACTTGGGCCGTACTACAGCCTTTACTTCAAAAGAAGTAGCCGATGCTGCTGTTAGTCTTGCCCAAGCTGGTTTCTCAGTAGACGAGATTAAAAGCAGCCTTCAAGGTACTCTTGACTTTGCCCGAGGTACTGGGTATGCTCTGGGTGAATCAGCAGACATGTTGGCTAACGTAATCCGTACGTTCAATATGTTTGGTGAAAACGATACTCTCGAAACTCGAATGAATACCATCACCAACGTAACTTCCCAAATGGTGAAGGCTACTCGTTTAGGTACGGTTGAAATTGTTGACCTTCGAGAATCTCTCAAGTATGCTGCTGGTACTGCTGGCAACTTGGGAATCAAACTTCCAGTCTTATTGGGCTTTCTTGTTCAAATGTCCGAGTCTGGACTCAAAGCTAGCTTGGCTGGTACGAGTTTGAACACAGCATTGCTAAACATGATTAAAAGTTCAGACCGACTGCGACAAACGTTTCCTTCGTTTCAAATTGTCACCGATGCGTCTGGCAACGAAGATTTATTGACCACGATGTACAATCTGTTCGAGCTGACCAAGAACATGTCTCGGCTACAAAAAGCTGAACTGTTTGGAGACATCTTTAACATTCGTGGTGCTCGGGCAGTATCATCCGTCCAGGAAATTGAGCGAGTGGAATCGTTTATCGAGCAAATCCGCAAAGCTGGAGCTGAATCTCGATTAGCTGCTGCCAAGATGGAAGAAGGTCCAGGTGGTGCTGTTCGTCGATTGACGAGTGCTTTTGAAACACTCAAAATCACCACCGGAAAACTGGTTGAAGGAGAGTTTCTTGCACTCTTTAACATGGGTGCTTACATCGTCACCCTGTTCGAAGAATGGTTAAAGAAGAACAAACTACTAGCAGCAACATTCTTGATGCTTCCAGTAATCTTTGCTACCACAATGGTTGGAGCATACACCCTATCGTTTGCTCTATCCAGACTAGCTTTAGTTATCCGTGGATTGACTGCTGCTGGAAAAGGACTACGATCATTGGGTGGCTTGATGGGTACATCTTTAGTAAACCTAAGTAAAGCACTCACCCCAGGAAAAAGACCACCGTCGCAAATAGCCATTCAAATGGCTGCATATAAGAAGCAACAACAAAAGGTAGCTAAGTTGCAACAAGCTGTGGACATAGCTATGGCTAAAGCTCAAGCTGGTAAAACCCCTGCTGGAGCAGCTGCTGCTATACAACGAGTGGCTCAAGGAAAACGAATGCAATCTTTAATTTCAGGAACCACAAAACTTTCTGAAATGAAAAGACAAATTGCTGCAAGACAAAACGCAGTAACATCTTTTAGTGCATTACGTGCTGCTGCTGGAGAACGACTGCAAACCAGACAAGAAACGAAGTTCTACAAGAATCGACAAAAAGGTTACAACCTTCATGCTGCTCAAATGACTCGGCAATATCGTTTTCAATCAACACTAGCAGCTGCTGCTCAAGCACGTGGAGCTAACCCTGCACCTTATGCTCAAGCAGCAGCAAGCTACAAACAACGAATGCTGGCTTCAAGAAGGTCGGCTTCACTTGCTGGTGGTTTAGCAAAAAAATCTCAAATGACCGGCATGATACAGGGTCTAAAAGTAATTGGTAGAACAGCAGCTGTGTCTGGTAAAGGAATTCTAACCTTGGGTATAGGGTTCTTAAAGTTAACAGCATCCATTACACGGTTTGTGTTTTCTTGGAACTTCGTCGGCATGATCTTCAACGTACTGTTGATGTTCGGTGACAAGATTCCGGCAGTAGTCAATGCTTTCAAGGCACTTGGTGCTGGTATTTCTGGTGCTTTTGGTGAGCTAGGTAAAGTCGCAACATATGCAGGTCCAGCAATGAACTTGTTCAAACTAGCCTTCTCTGCTTTCCGCCAGGGAGAAACGGGAGTGGGAGTTCAAGCTCTACAAACTGGTTTCATGGGTCTAGTAGACATCATCAAGAACCAACTTGTTGCCGCTTGGAACACCTTCCTAGTCCATGTTGAATACATGTGGATCGTCCTCAGGAAAATCTTCGAAGGACTCAAGGTAATCTTCATGAGTATCTTCGAGGGAATTTCCAAGACGTTTAGCTTCATGGCTTCACCAATCATGGCTTCACTTGGAGACGTGTTTGGTAGTGGCGGTGGAGGTAACATGGCTCAAACAGCCACCATGATTGTGAAAGGCATCGACATGTTTGTCACAGGTTTCTTCAAGGGACTAATTTCTTTGAGTGAAACACTACAAACATTCCTTGCAGACTTTCAGACTATACTTGGCCGTTCAATTTACACTCTAACCGGCATGAATGCTGGTAAGGAAATTGAACGTGAAGGTATGGGTAGAAGGACCACAACGGAAATGCAAGCTAGCATCGCAAGAGGTATGCTTGAATTCGAACGTAAGCAACGAGCCAAACAACTCGAACAAATCATGGCTATCTCCCCCCAGGAAATAGCTCGACGTCGAGCTGGTACTGCTGCTGGAGCTAACGAACGTTCTTTGCAACAACAGTATAGTATGCAAGCTCAGTTTGAAAATCTAAACACCATGTTAGAAACAAACTTGTTGAACCGACAAATTACAATGTTTGGTCTACAACAAGACACTAAGGGTCCTTCTGATGCTCAACTTGCTGCACAAAAGCAGAAAGCCTACAACGAAGTTCAAACAGAACTTGCTTCTGTAAGAGCTAGGTTGGCAGAAGCAGACAAAAATCAAGGAAGTACAGATATGAAAAAGCTGTACGACAGTCTACAGACTCCAGAAGATTTGGGTGAATACAACGCTATGACTTCGGGACTAAATGACTTGTTTGCCAAACCTGCGATTGCCGATGCTAGAGAAAAAGCAGCATTGCTTCAAAGAGAACAATTTTTATTGCGATCTTTGTACTCTACACAAAACAATCCTCAACAACAACTGCAACAAGAACTTCCAAAGTTCTTGCAAGCACTAACGGGTGGGGCTATGTCGACCAGAGCAATTCTTCGAACCGACACCAAACGGCAAGAAGATTTGATGAAAGAAGGCAATGCTCTACAACAAGAAACTAATCGTCTACTTTCAGTTCAAGGTGGTATAGGATGATTTCGGATCAAGCTAGCTTAGCTCTTGCTCACAGCATGTTGTCGATTCTATCGAAACACCCACGACCTACGTTTCGAATGTTCTATGCAGACTACCGAGCACTATTCTCCCCAGTAAAAGTGCCGGCAGTCAAAGAGTTCCCCCTGGGGGAGACGATTGGTTTTGTTGACATTGATTGTTCTAAAGCAATTGCTTACTTGACTGATCGTTACAACTTTGTAAACAGCAAAGAACTGGAAGAAATTCTCTCAGAAGAAGCCGAACAGTTTCAAGAGGAGACGCATCATGCCTAGCGACTTTGGACCGAACGATGTTGTATACGAAGAAGTCTTTGGAGACTCACGTGGGTTCACAATCAATCGACAAACCATCACAAAAGACTTTACATTTAGAATCTCCAGCGACTGGTTTGTCGAATGGGCTGAATCACAAAATCTCCCAGGAACAAATCTGGACCTGTTGTATGACGACAAAGTAATGCAGCAACAACTGTTACCAATCTTTTACGGATTGGTTCCATTGACATTCATGTTTTACATCAGTGACACAGAATTTCAATTGTTGTACTGTGCGAGTTTGACTGCCAAACAGATCAGCTGGACAACTTGGGAAATCAAAGTTACCTACGATATTCCAGATGACAACGGTTCAAACCAGGGTGGTGGATCAGGTGGAGCAACAGGTCCATCTGACGGTGAAAACAATTCAGTCAAGTTTACTCAAGTGTCTTTCAACGGTAGTGTTACTACTGAAAAGATACAAAAAGCCAGAGTAATTGAATGTCAGAGAGCCAAGAATCGTCCTGGTACAGAACCACTTCCCTACCAAAATGGTGGGTATGGACTAATTGGGTACAGTGAAGATGGGATTGAAGGAGCAGAAGTTTATGTTCGTTCCTTCAAGTTTCAAATCACCCAGTACATGCCACCAACCAAATTGACGTACTCTTACGTCCGTCGATTATCCAGACTACTCACCACAATGAACAGCAAAAACTTCTTTGGGTTCGCCCCAGGAAGTGTGATGTTTATGGGTTATTCTGGTGAAGGTGATTTGTATCAAGCTGTGCCAGTGACTCTTGAGTTTGAAGTCAAACCAAACTTTAGGTTCTCAGACACAACAGAAGCTATTGCCAATCCTAACGATCAAGTATCAATTGTTGGTGGTAGAAAAGTTATTGTTACAACCAATCAGTTCGATACCATCTACGAACCTGAGTTTCCACCAACAGAAGTAAACTCTTCTAATGGTGCTCAACCTGCCGGTGTACACTCTGGTTGGAGTATTGTAGCTTATGAGTATGCTCCGCAGATTGTGTCCGGCACAAGAGGTCGAGTAATTCGAGTGCCTTCTCACCGTAGTGTTCTCCGACATTACAAATACGCAGACTACAAAGAATTCCAACTATGACAAGACGAGCAGTTCATCCAGGAACACCGTTCAAAGAAATCTTTACGAGTAAGTTTGTCAACGAGCTTACTCGTATTCCTTCTCCATCCAACTTTGTACCAAGTATTCAAGGTTCTCCCGACGATGTTAGAATCATGGGTCAACTTGAAACTGGGGACCAAGTTATCGAACCGTATGAACCTGTACTCATATGGAAACCAGCTTTCACATTCGACACCAACAACGCCACACTCCCCCAGGAAACTCAAAATGTCCCGACAGCTTACGTTAATAAACTTTCTGAATACAATTCGATTACTCACGGTTGGCTTCCTCATTGGGGTATCGCTCTCGGACTTATCACTAGCACTCAAGCTGCCCCTGTACTACTTTCAGGAGTCAACTTCCTCAAGATCAGCGGTACAACCCCTAGTGCAAACTTGGCAACTTACCGAGGAATCGATATCGTCAACGGAGTTATGACGTACGACTTGTTTGGTCGAGCCGAGATAATCGGTAACCTCGATCCAGCTAAGTCTCACGTTATGGTTTCCCTCACCAGGAGACTACGAACGACAGTTTGTGGACGATCCATCAATGCTATTGGAACTACCAGTAGTGGACCGTTTAACTTGCAAGTTCCTTCTGGGGGTGGATGGAATAGTACATCAGTTCAGTTGATTGGGTACAATCGTAGCACCACTATAGCCGTAGGTTCTAACAAGAATCTCGTAGCTGTAGAAGGTGACGGACGTTGGGTCATCGTTTTTGCGGAGTGTTAAATGTCCAATTTTAATTGTCTAGCACCATGTTGTGTACCACCACCACCCCCAGAATGCTGCTTGACTTTAGCCGAAATCGAGGAACTTTTTCCAGACGGCATGACTATTGCTTCAACTGGAGTTTCAGTCTTTATTGATAACTCCTTGTGGAAAATGAGAAGTGCTTGTTGTGCTAGTGTAAACATTGGTCCATTTGGAGATATGCCTTTGCCTTCTCCAGCTCCATTTCAACAACAGTGTACCAGTGTTTGGAACTACGATGCTTCGGAAGAATTTCGAATCAAGCATATGGTTCGTAAATGGGAAACTGTAGTTGAAGCTGCTCAAGAGCCTAACCCTTGCGGTACTACTTGCCCAGAACCAGACTTGCTAGAAGATTTCCGAGAAGATTGGGTCGTACAAGACAAAGGTGAACTAGGTTTTGCTAGCAAAGTAGAACTCTACAGCATCAACGTCACCATCGGTAAAACATTCCAAAACTGTGGGTATGGAACTCCAGCTTGTGTGTACACAGTTAGTGTAACGTTCAGCTATGCTTATGCAGCGTACATGCCTCAAGCTCGAAGGTACTACAACAAAGTAACTGGTACTGACATCTTGACCCGGTGTGCAGACGGCAGCTATGTTAGGGAAACTTTATCCGAATCCGGAAACTTCCCTGTTTGCAATTATGTCGATGTTCCTATCAGTGGTTTTGGTATGGGACAAATAGCTGTTACTCGAACCAAAGTGTTAACTACACTAACCAGTCCGATCACCCTAGCTGCTTCCGATCCAACCCCAGATTGGTGTGACTTGCCAGGTGCTTGCGGTAACTACACTTCTGAACAAACACTAGAGATTTGTTTAGAACCACCTTACCCAACTCGACCAGTCTACTCGGCCAGAACAAAAGAAACTAGAGTCGTCAACTTAGGTTGTTACTTTGCTTACAGTTACGTAGACACTCTACCAGAACCTTTCGACCAATCTCGATGCTACACGGTATACGCAAACAGCAGCAGACCCTACGAAGTCGAACTGATAGTCTTACCTACACCCCCAGAAATTGCACTAGACTTAGAAGTTACTGGTGGAAACCCAAAACAACTAGTCCATTGTGAAGTGTTGTGTAGCGGAGATACGTTCGGTACAACAGCTAATTGTTCTGACGACCCACTTAGTATAGTGCTCCCGTTCGTTAATGCTTATCTCACAAACGTAGGCTATTTGGTTGATTTAATTTCCTTCAACTACGTTGGTTTCGACACTTCCCTCCCAATCTGTCACAACTACACTTTCCCCAACTGGACTCTCACGTTCTAATCATGGTCAAAGTATTATTCACCCCAACGAACCAATCAGACTCCAACAGCAGTCCCACAGTCCAGGTACTCACCCCAGAAAAAGGTCCGACAGGATACCGTGCAGTAGTTCCTACAGTGTCTCCAATTAAAGACACCTTGGTAATTACTGTAGCTACTGGAGAAGAATTTGTCACCATACTAGAATGCAACCCATCCATCCACCAGTATGCTCAGTCCATCGGAGCAGACTACATAGCCCTAACCAACACCACCCAGGAATGGTGGGGTTATGAAAAGTTTAGGGTGTACGAGTATGCTAAGCATTACAAGTATACAATCTTCATTGATGCCGACTGCATTGTCTCTCCTAATTGCCCAAACCTGGTAGACTATCTTGGGGATGCCGACGTAGCTATGCATGATGACTATCCTTGGCTACCTTCTCATGCCTGGATGCTTGCAGAAAAAACTACCGTGTTGTTGTCTCAACGACTACAAGTTGAACCTTATCTCTGGAGGCATGGTTGTTTTAACACCGGAGTAGTAGTATCTAAACAATCAGCAGCCAACATTTGGAAACCACCGTTGTTTTCATTACCTAACACTCACTGTGCTGAACAGTTCTGGATTGAACACCAAACAATTCCGTTCAATGTTGCTACACTTCCTAGAAACAAAAACAATCAATGGTGGATGCCAAACTTCGAATCATTTTCTTGCGACATCAAACACTATGCCAACTGTCCTAACCGAGTAGAAATATTCACCAAAATGTTACCTACACCTGTTTGCGATTTCCTTGAAGCCGACACCGGAGAGTGCAACATAATCACCGAACTAGCTACTATCCCTCACTACCCCACCCCAGAAGAATGTCGAGGATGCAATCGATGTAGTCGTCCTCGAACAGTTAACGAAGTAACCCGATCCATCGCTAATCAACTTCGAGTAGAAGCTGGATTGTCTACACTACTTGATACCCCAGGTGGACCAGGAACTAAGCTAGCTTCTGTTCTCTCTTGGTTTGCTCCATCGAATCCTAATTGTGGTTGTGAAGAACGAGCAGCTATCATGGATGCTTGGGGTGTACAAGGATGCAAAGATAATCTATCAACAATCCTTCACTGGTTAAGATCGTCAGCTCATGCAGCTAACATTCCTTACAGTGAGTTTGGTACAAAGATTATCCTTAACAGCATATTCTTGACCTGCAACAAATCTTAGTATCATAATATGACATTTAGTCGCTGTCTTAAACTCTCCGATACTGTCGGCGTGGATTTACCCTAGTTTATGGTTTGCTCTCATTAGGGGGCAATCTAGCCCGGTTTAAGCCTACTTTACGCCCCTATTCCATCGTATCCCATAGCAGCGACTAACTATCTTTTTATGATATTAAACTGATGATTAGGGAATCGGTATGGGTATTCGTTAAGCGGGAAAATATCTTATTGAGATATTAAATTGAAATGTTTTGGGGGGTATATTTTACTATAGGAATATCCTAATTTTTTCGCCTAGCTCCCCCTTGACTATCAAAACCCGTTGCGTATAGTTCATTGTCAAACAAACGACAGCAAGCGGAAAAGTATCTCAAAATGATACTAACACCAACCAACTCAACCCGGTTTGCAGTCCACTCAGTCCACTCAGTCTAACTCAACTCGGTTTGTAGTTCGGTTTGCAATCTCAGTCTTTCCCTCAGCCCCGTACCGTTATTCGTAGGAAACTATCATGCCTTTGCTAATTCAAATTGTCGAAGTAACAAACGAACTGTTTACCGTCATCCGTCATTACCCTGACGTAACACTGACCCAAGAAATTGACGGACCAACTTTCGACCGGCTCATCCCCTCTCTTACCCAATCCGGTATCCCTCTCGAATACCCTGATCCACTTACTGTGTAGGGTTCCTTTCACCCTTGAACCGACTGAGCCAATACAGTCGAGTGCAGAAGTGACGGCTGGACAGTACGCTATCGTCGTCATGGAACTTACTGTCCAGCCATTTTACTCTCACCGTCCTTTCTTCCGTCCTTTCTTAATCACTCTATGATTCACTCCAGTCTCTCCCCAGAAAAAACCCAGCATAGGGCCTCGTACGAGAAACTCCCCCAGAAAAAACCCCAGTCGAACTCTCGTACGGGAAATCTGGCAATAAAAAAACCCGGAGTCGGCTTCACACGAAAAAACCCCAATAAAAAAACCCCAGAGTCGTCTTACACGTGTACCTGGGATTGGTGGCTGTTGTGTGTGATTTGTGCGAGTGTACTACAGACCTAGTACAGTTGGGGTGTACCACTGTGCTAGTACACCCCTCGACTGCCATTTTGACAGTCTGCCATTTTGACACTGTCGTTTTGGCAGTATTCGTTCTTCTACTTTCTCAACTTGAGAAATCAGTTTTACGAATCATAAGCTAGAGTTATTTCTCATTTTGAGAAATCAGTTTAGCTACTTGCCATTTTGACAGCTGCCGTTTTGACAGTGTCAGAATGACAGCTGCCAATTTGACTGTGCCAAAATGACAGCCAACTATTTTGAGAATCTTTCGGGAATTGTCCCGAGTTTGGCATAAGGTTTGCTATACGTGCGTACGTGCGTTTCCTTTTATGATCGTATCGTCGGAATTTGTCTCATTTTGAGACGTTTCTCAAAAACTAAGTGTCCAAGGGAGAATTTTGGTTTTTCTTGTCGTCGCAAGTCCTTACTAGCAAACAACTTACAACGATTCCCAAAATTCTCGGATTTTCTGGGGCTTGACTATTCGACGGATACAGGCTATCTTTCCCATGTCCGAAACAAGTCCCCAACCGCACAACGCAAACCAGAAAGGTTCAACAATGATTCGTATTGACACGTTAGGCAATGATAAAGAATTCCTCACCGCACTTACAAAACACTTCCCTAAACTTCAGTGGATACCAAACAACCCTTATTCTGATAGGTGCGTTTTGTGTTCCAATTGCTCGGCAGATTCTGCCCATGAGCTACTAGAGTATATGGAAGAAAACTATGAGACTCCTGAAACGCATCTTTGGGAATTGGATAGTCGATATAACGAATTATTCGATTGTGAGGATTTCTTCCTATACTTGACGAAAATTAAACCCTAGTCCGTTCCACCCCCCAGGATACGCTAGGCGAATAGGCTAGTGGATTCTTTCGGTAGTCAATTGTTGACTATCGTTTTTCCGGTCTATAGTTTAGCATAGGCTATAGACTTAAACTTTTTTCCTATAGGGGAAACCATTATGCAAGCTAGTCACAACTTTTGTATCCGCACCGCAACCGTTCAAGACTTGCGAAATATCATCGCCAACTTGAAACCGTGTCCCGATGTCCGAATGGTCCGCAGCGACGAATTGACGGCAACGGAAGTCGCTACACTCAACCGCCATGTGGTCGAAAATTCGGCTATCTGTTACGTTCCACCAACAAAAGAGCACCTTGAAATTCTTCTCGGTGCAAGGGTTTGTCAAGACGGGGAACAACCTGTTATCACCATTGGGGGGATTGGCTATCGTTTTGAGAACAACAAATTCAATCGACCCCTCAGCATGTCCCGGATTTATCCGGCTACTAAGGTAGGGACTTACAGTAACCTTGCCCAAAGGGGGCTTTGGGGATCGTCTGCGGGTTTACTGCAATATGACTGGAATGCCCAAACGGTTTCGGCTCAACACACGTCGATTGCCATGCTTGTTTGTGCCATCTTGTATCCTGAGTCTCTGAAAGACTTGCAATTGCTTTGCTACTTTGGATTGCCCCCACAATTCCGGGATTTCACGGACAAGGGGAGAGCGAGAAACAAGGTGCAAGACTCTTACAGCGATGACTCGTTATTCCCTGAGTCTCTCATGGCCGAACATCAATTGGAACGCACCCCAGAAGGAAAGGACCGGGTTACCGAACGAACCGGACTTTTGAAACTGCGTTCCAAGATTGCATCGTCGGTTCTCAACCGTTTCAACGGCAAGGACATTAGCAAGACCGGTGATAAGCTCTCGTGGAGCGATGAAAAGGCGTTCTCGGAACGGTTTGCTAGTTCTTCCGATCTTGACGTTCTATGCGTCAAGTTGTGGGAATCGGCGAGAGGACAATCGGGAAAGCTTGACCGGGATTTCATCGACTTGTTCGAGTTGTCCGTTGTCGGAACTGGCTTGATTCTTGCATCGAATAGCCAAGCGGTCCTAGATGCCGAAATAGCCGAAAGTGTAGTTCGACAACCGGAAGAAACTCCAGAAGATTATGCCGAAAGGAAACTATCGGCTATGCGGATTCGGATTGCCCCGGATAGCCTTATTCGTATCGACTGGGATTTAGTCGAACGAGTCTTGGCGAAACTATCCGAATCGACGGACAAGGTAGGACCGTACTCGGCTAGTTTCTCAGACCTTTACACTCGTAAGGCTAAGGACAAGCGAACGGATAACTTGGTCAAGCTCTTGTACTCCAAGTTGTCCATTGCGTCGATGAGTGCGTTTGTGGAACTGTTGAAAAACGAGATCAACGGAACGGAACCGACTTCCGTTTGGACAAGTTATCGGGTTGTCGATAACAAAGCCCCAACAGCATACCGAAACTTTGGGGGGATGGATGTAGGCTACACTTCGTCCCGAAAGAGTAAGGACAGCGACGAGTAACCCGATACGATCCGTCGAATACAACTAGACTAACCCTAGTGCGATGCGAGTAGATAGGCTAGTTATCTACTAAGACCCAAGGTAGGAAACTATCTTGGGTTTTTCGTTTCTACACTTGACACGGCTAGCCGATACTCTAGGATACTATTCCCGGCTACACTTTGTAGCCGACAGTTCCTCACCCCAGGAGATTAGAACAATGCAGGTTTTTTCAAGACTAGAGATACTAACTGGAATTTTGTTGGTCGAGTCCCTAATAGCCAAAATTTTGTTTGACTACTCTATCCTTATCCGCATTTAACCCTCACCCCAGGAAACAAACCATGAGCGAACAAAACATTAGCCCTGAAATCAAGCTAGCTTGGGACTTGGATTTAAAGGCTACCAAGGTAGCTATCAAGATAGAAAAATTAGAATTGTGGCTTTCAGAACGGGACTCGGCTAAAACCCGTAAAGAGCTAGCCCAACTAAGAAAAGAGCTAGCCCAACTAGATGCCCAACTAGATGCCTTAGGCCAAAACTAGCCCACAATTCACCCCAGTTAAACCCCAGTCTAATCAACTGGGGTTTTTTCGTTTCTATGTGGCTAGCTTGACGTTTGACGCTAGCAAACCGTTTCAAGCTATGCTTGTAGCCTAATCCGATCCGATACGTTTATGGGGCAATCTAGGCCAGTTCTATAGCCTAACATATTCCCTAATGCTAACCCACCCAGAAGTAGCTAAGCTACTATCTTGGTTTCTAATGCTATTCTATTCGGCATTAGTCTAGCTTATGTTATCCGATAGCCTCGGATCGGTTCTATCAATGAAATCTCAGGGGATTTCTACAGACGTTCTAAAATCGTTTCTAACGAACGTTTTTTGAAATTGTGGGCTATCTATCATCCAATGCGTTGCGTCAATCCTGGGGCAATCTAGGCCTATTCCTGGGGATATAGTGTTTTGCGAACTAGCCCAACTATAACCCTAGCTTATGCTAGCCTTACCTAGCAGTAGCCTATCTACTAAACCCTATAGTATTCCAACTTATTCTATCCTACAATCTAGTAGCCCAACTAATACCCCAGGAAAGTAGGCTACCTAATGCTATCCGGCTTGGCATAAGCTAGCCTTACTATAGGCTACACTTATTTCTCAACTTGAGAAAACAGTCCGGCTTATAGTAAACAAGTCTAATGCTAGCCTACGATCCATTAGTTCGGCTTACTATAGTTTCTACTAATGCTAGCCTACCGATCATAAGCCCAACTTAACATGCGTTCTACTAATGCTATCCATCGTATCATAAGGCTAGCTTACTATTCATTCCACTAATGCTATCGACCGCAGGATAACTGTAGGTTATTATACGGTTTACTAATGCTAGCCATGCTGCTATTAGTTCGGCTTACTATACGGTTTGCTAATGCTAGTGCCGATAGCATTAGGTTTGCTACTATGCCCCTAGATGCAATCGTTGTGCAGGTGCAAGGCCGTTGCATAGGTTCTTAGTCGGTTTTACGGCAGGTGCC